ATGCCTGACACTTCACGACCGATGAACGAAGCTCCTAGAGACGGGACGCCAATTCTTGCATTCATTGAATGGGAGGGAGAGTGCGACCACCGCGACCACTGGAGAGTGATGTTTTGGCACAAGGGTTTCTGGAAGTACCCAGGAGGCGGCGGACGTGTCGGGAAAAACATTTATCCGTTACGTTGGTGGCCTCTTTATTATCCTGACCCCGAGAACAGGCCTGATTGAGCCTAGCCCCCTTCCCAGCACATAGGAGAGACGAGGCCGATTCTCGTTGCTCAAGGTAGCGGAATCATAGAGCCGTCTGTGGCTCCATATTCAAGTGACTGCTTATTATAGGCGGCCATGGGGGATTCCACCGCGGCGGGGAATGCGGTAAGGTGGAGGCTCGGCAGGGCCGCGACTGCCCATCAACGCGGAACCGCTTTCTGGTGGCGCCTCCCCGCTACGCTGCATCGTAGCGCCATGCAGGGATAACGGGCCTCGGCTCGGAATGGGAGGGGCTTCCAGAGCGCGGATTGTCAGTCGGCGGGAGACTCGCCGCAGTAGTGGACTGGGCTACCCCGGTCGCCCGCGCTCGCCCTCCTGAGGCACCCCATGACCACCCTCGCCGCAATCCCCCACCATCACCTCGCTCTCGACTGCGCCTGCGGTCACTGGGCGCTTGTGCCGGTCCCCGCCCTTGCGGAGCGCTACGGTCCCGAGACAGACGTGGACGAGGTGCAGCGCCGCGCGCGGTGCGGAGAGTGCGGGAGGATCGGCGCAGAGGCTGTGCAGATCATCTGGAAGGGTGCGGACGATGCTATGGACGGAGCGGGCGTCAAGCCGACCGAGCCGCCCACCTGACCAGACGCCCCGGAGACCACGCCCAGGGGGCGGTCAGCCGCATTGCGTCCGCGATGACCTCCGAGCAGAACCACGCGCCAGGGGTGCCGAGATCATGGTCCCGGCGGAGAGGCGACAGGAGCGCGCCCCGGAGATCGTAGGGCCGGCCGGACCGCGCTGCGATCCGGGCGAAGGCATCCCCCGGCACGTCCACCGGGATCAGCCGCCATTTGTCGCCCAGCAGGATCTTCTTGGACCGGACGCCCCCGTCACGCGGCGAGGAGGACCAGCAGACGGCAACCTCTCCCGGATGCGCCTCGCCCTCCGCAAGCTCGACATGGCTGTAGGGGGACAGCGTGGCGAGCCTGATGGCGGTGTCCGTGGGCCAGCCGTGCCGCGCCCAACCGTGATAGGCGGCAAGGGTCGCGCGCATATCAGGGCCAGTGCCTATCTGCAGTATAGTCCTGTGGGATCGGTTCCATCCGCTTGAGCGCATCCCCCGCGAAAACGTGATCGCTTTCCCATGCGGCTGCAGCCTGACCAACCGCAAGCATGGTGGGCGCGTCCAGCTCTACTTGCGAGTTATCGGCGGTGATCCAGCGGAACGGGTCAGGATCGGGCTTTGCAGCCGTGCGGTGCCATTGGTAATCCCCCGCCTGCGCGCCAGCAATGAGGGCAAACCCGGCGAGTGTCGCTGCCCCGGCGATGCGGTCGCGGCTACGGTCATCGCACTGGAACGTATAGCCCACGCCGCCGACCTCGAACGGGAAGCCCATGGCAATGCGCCGCTGGTTCTCGATGTTGACGTCCAAGCTCTCGACCGCAGGAGGCAGAACTTCCCCCGCCCCGTCGTCAATATCCCCCGTTCGCACTCGCACGAGACCTTCGCGGGCCATAAGGCCAGACAGGCGATCGCTCACCCCATCCGGACCGAAGCGCGGGCCGTTGTCGATGGTGAGTGCAGCGTTTACGGCAGCGATCGTGTCAGGGTCCGCATCGGCCAGTGCCTCGGGCGGGGCGTCGCCGGACAGGATGCCCAACACCTCTGCCTCGAAGGCAGGCACCCAGACGGTCGAGAGATAGGCGTGGGTCGGCGTTTCGGAGTCCGGGCCAGCCTCGCCGGTGAAGCTCTGTGGTCCCTGCCCGAGCGCGTCCAGAAGAGTGTTGGCGGCCTCTCTCATTTCCAGTGTGACTAAGGCGGCGATGGATCTGGTATAAGCAGTCATCACAAACCTCCCATGTAACTGGACCACGCGGCGACCTGCTCGGTCATCAAAGCTTCTTGGCAGATAAGCATCTGGCGGATAGGCCCGTTCCAATGATCCCCCCGCGCGCCGGTAGCCTGATTGCGAAGGGCGCCGATGGCAGGAGTCATACCTTCTTGCACCGCACCGACTTGGCCTTTGTTAAGCAGTTCGGTTCCATTCCACCCGCCGCGGATGTTGGAGCCGTCCATGGTAAGCCAAATCACACCGGTCTGGCCCGTTGCATCGAAACCGGAAGTCAGGTCCGAGGTGTTTTCATTGCCGACCCCCCAGACCACCTCTCCGTTAGCGGTCCCAAGGTAGAACCGGTCAGACGAGCCCTGATTCACACCGAGCGCAAATTGCGTACTTCCGCTGCCCACAGTCACCATGACAAGGGCTGTCATCGCTGTCGATGTGGTTATTCCCGAAAGCAGGTACTGCACCGAACCATTGAAATCCAGCCCCGCGGCGCTGCGGATCGGTCGGGCGGCGGCGGTGGGCTGGGTGGCGTTATTGCCTCCTCGATTATCTACTGCGAGGCCGACCGGATCAGACACCCCGGCAAGAGTCTGACCGTTTGTGGTCAGGAACAGAGGGTCGCGCTGGAAGTCGTGATACTCGAAAGTTTGGGTGAGGCCCGAGATCAGGAATCCTAGCGGATCCGCCAATGACCCCAATATTGCGCTGTCGATCATCGCTTGGATATCTTCGGCGCGGGGCGTGTGGCGCGTTGCATCTCCGGCAGAGTTGGTGACGTAGACCTCAACGTAATCCGGGCTGCCCGCGGGCGCGACGAGGTAGATCGAGTTCCCCTGCAACGTGACCGGCAGGGCGGTTGTCTTGTGGACACGGTAGACGTCGGGCATGAGGGGGCTCCTTACCAGTCCGCCGTTGAAAGCGGGGGAAGGCCTACGTAGAGGCCGTTTCCGTCGTTGGTGATCTGGTTATCGGGCGCGGGGCTGATGCCGATCGAGTCCGCCGCAGTTTCAGCAGCGTTCTTTGCCGCAACAGCGTCATCGCGAGCAGTCTCCGCATCAGTGACAGCTTGCGCTGCATCGTCCGCCGCGCCTTGGGCGGCAATCTTTGCGGCAAGCGCGGCAGACGCCTCGCCATTGTCGGAAACGGTCAGGACAGTGGTCCCAACGCCAGACGGAAGGACATTGGTGAGACCCCGTATCTCCTGCACAATCCTAGTCGTCATGGGTCACGTCCTTTTCGACCTGTACGACGAAGGTTTCCGTGCTGTTGACAACGCCGCCCTCTTCGTACTCGATGTCACAGTTCCAAGGGCCAACGCGCCACTCTTCGGTGTCGACCGCGGGCGCCGTGATCAGGTAGGTGCCGGCGGCGGCATCCACGACCTGCACCGTGAGGTCGTAGCGCGTGCCGTCTGATGCGTGCCGCACCTGAGAGCGGATCGTGACATCTGCCAGTGGGCGCGGCGTCTCCTCCGCGTCATCCAGATAGGCGGTGCAGGCGAGCGTAAAGGTGTCGCCGCGGCGATGCTTGATGATGTTGCTCATTCTTGGCACCCCGCCGTCATCTTGCTCAGGAGGTTCGCCCCCGTCGTCCGGCTCTTCGGGCCACCATCGAAAACCAGCGCGCGGGCGTGGTCGGTGCGATCACTCCGCGTCCCGTCGCAGACAGCTGGCGGCGAGATCGGCTTCGAGGCACAGGCGCTCATCAGCAGCATCGAGGTCGTCAGGATCAATGCTCGCATCGTCCATCTCCTTTAGGGTGTCACGGTAGGCGGTGGCGGCAGTCTTGATGGCGTCCATCTCCGCCGCTTGATGCCCCTGCCAGCGACCGAGGCCGTAGCCGGCGGCGAGGCAGACTAGCGCTATGGCGGCAGGAGCGAGGATGCGGGAGATCACGACGCCCACCACGTCAGGCGGAAGTTGGGCGCCCGGCGCTCAAACCACGCCCAGGCAGCGAGGGCATACGGCAGGACCATCACGATGACTTCGGCCACTTCGGCCTGCGTCAGATCGCGCGCGACGAGCCACGCATCGAGATCCACGCCGAACACCTGGAGGAGCACCGCCAGCGCGGCGAGGGCGTTAAGCCACGTGGACCGGGCTTTCCACCAAGCGAGAGGCGGGAGGTTCTGATTGCTGCTCATGGGGTCGGCCCCTTTCCAATATCAGCGGTGATTGCGGCGATGCGGTCGTAGGCGGCGGCTTTCCGGGCGATGTCGTCCGGGATGGTGGCGTCAGGCTCAGGAGCGGGCGCAGGAGCGGCGGGAGGGACTTCACCCCACCCTGCGACTTCCAGCGCGGTCGCGAACGCCATGTGATAGGACTGCACGAGATCGTCCGACCCATCGATGCCGTTGACGATCCGGCGCGGGTCCGTCTTCGGCGGGTTGTCGAGGTCGGCCGGGAAGTCGAAATCGGCCAGCTTCTTGCCGGTGAAATGACCCTCGACCATGCCTTCAACCGCGATCCGCGCTGAGACATCCAGCTTGAGCGCATCGGCGTAGTTGGTGATCCCGAACTTGCGATAGTTGTGGTCGTGCGTGATCATGAGTTGGCCACGGCCGAAGGCGCCATTGCGCCAGTACGGTGTCCGGACCCACGTGAGCTGCCCCTTGGCAAAGGCACGATCGAGGCGCGAGATCACTGTCGCATCGCTGGGATTCTTGTCCTTGTGGTGCGGGAATACCGTCTCCTTGACCGGGTACATCCCGCCCCCGGTTTCCCGGTAGACGTTGGCGTTGATGTTCGCCATCCAGTGCAGCGGTAGCCCTTTGCCGGCGTCCAGCAGGGCCTCGGTGCCCTCGACTTGGCGCTGCGTGAGGGACGTGCCGAAGATGCCGTTGTCGCGCTCTCTCAGCGCAGCGAAGAACGCAGACCTGTCCATTGGCAGTGCCTTTCGGTCGGAGATGTCAAATGTGGGTGACGCAGTAGGTCAGGGCCGCGCAGAGGAGCGCGACCCACAGGATCCAGAACGGGTGCATGGGGTCAGCGGCGCCCGAGGATGCCCTTGATCTCGCCGAGCGTCTCGTGAAGCCATGGGTCGAGGCGGTCCAGCTTGTCGGCTGTGTCCGCCTGATGCGCGGTCAGCTTGCCGACCTCACGCTCGAGGCGGCGCATGTCATTCGAAAGGGTGACCATGCCCTTCGCGAGCTCGCTGATCCGCTTCTCGGTGGACGTGGCCTCGGCGTCATTGCCGCCGGCAAGCTCTCCGGTCGGGTGGCCTTTGCGCATCCCCTGGACGCCCCTGTAGACGGCCGCGATGATGGTGCCGAGAACAGTTCCGAGGATCACGGCATCTTCCGGACTCATATTCCCTAGCATTTATCCCGCCCATTGCAGCGACCGGCACACCCGGATGTCGGCACCGCTGCGATATGCGGCTTGTAGATCCGCCCATGCGAGCAGGGCGTAGACGGGAACTCCGGTGGACATCGGGAGCCCGAAAGACACTGTAAGTGGGTCTGTCGTAATCGAGATCGCCGCTATCCAGGGCCAGGCGAAACCGGCGGCGAGCCCCGCAAAAATCGCGGCGCCAACGATCGCCCCGATGAACCTCAGTATCGGAGAACGCCGCCAATGCCCGTTGCGCCAAAGGCCAAACAGCCGCTCTGCTGCAACGATCAAAAGCAGCACGATAAAGATCGTTTCGGTAAACCCCGCGGCAATAAAGCCAGAGTAGGACACCGACATCGAGAGCGTGTCGCCGGGCGTGGCAAGAGCCGCGGCAAGGCCCAGAAGGATCAGGCTGGTCAGCCACTCCAGCCCCCGGCCGTTGGCGACAACCGCGTGGCGCATGGTGCTCATGCGAACCGCCCCATGCCCCAGATACACACGCGACCGGAGGCGATGCTGCCGTTGTCGAAAAACAGACGGACGGCATTTACCGGCGTGGCGCTTTTCCTTCGCCCAGACATTCCGGCTTGGGAAAATTGGCCGCCCGGAAGGCCATAACCGCACTGTCCCGTCACCGTCATGTAGCCGCTCTCGGCCGAGAATATGTCTACGGTCCCAGAGAGGCCCGCACCCGCCGCGCTTCCGATTGTGTACGCGTGCAGCCAAATCTCATCGCTGTTCGCCAGTTTGAACTCGTCACCGCCCGTGTCACTACGTTGCGATCTCCCGGCAAAACTGTAATCCTCCGCACCTTCGTCGAACGAAACGCCTCCGTCAGAACTGGTCCGCAAGTATAGTTTTGCCCCGTCAACTGCCGGAGATGCATTGACAATCTCGACGCGAAAGGTTCGGTACGTCGCGATATCGAGGGCGATGTCTACCTGCGCTAGCCCGGCGGCCGATATGTCCTGCAACAGCGTCGGCGTGTTTGCGAAGTTGGCATCCACATTCCCGCGCGTCGGAAGGTTGCCTTGGTCCACCGACAGGTCATCGTCATCGGTGATCGGGGGGAGATCTTCTTTCGCCGCCCACGCGGTCCACGATGCGCCGGTATCCGACGACGTGCGGGAATAGACGATATCCCGGTCCTCGTTGATGGCGGTCTGCCAAATCCGTGTTCCCGACGATGTGACCTGACCTGTCAGGAGGCCAGCCACCGGGGCGTTCGCGGCGTCCCCATCGTCAAAGACGTAACCTGATCGCGTAGCGGCGTTCCAGTCGGCAATCGGCTCGGAACGCAGGATGTGGTTGTGAAGAGTCCCGACCAGCAGCTTGTAGGCATTGCCCGCCGCGCTCGCTGCGAACAGATCAACATCATCCGCAATCGACGGGATGTCCGCGAAGTCGAGCGGGAAATTGCGATCAGCCATGTCAGCCCCCGAACGCGCCGGACAGGCGCATGGAGGTCATGAAGTCTTCAACCTGGGTGAAATTGCAGCCGTAGCGATCCACCGGGTAGTCCGTCAGCTGCGTGCCGCCGTAGCCGCCGAGCGCGAAGATCAGCCGGTCCTGATCGTTGACGTCGCCATCGTTGTTCTTGGTGATCATCGTGATGGACCGTGAGCGGGGCGTGCGTGCCCAGTTGATCGGCAGACGCACGTCGCCGCGCGCGAAGTTCTTTCCGGAGTTCTGCACGTTCGTCGCATTCGCCGTCACGGTGTCCAGCAGGTTCGCCGCATTCCGCAGGTCCGTGATCGTCGGGATGTTCGACGCGTTCGTAGTGACCCGCGCGAACAGCAGGTCATCATAGGTGCCGTCAAACGCCGTGGCTGTCTCCGACAGGGCTCCGGGATTGTAGCTCGGGTCCGCAAGGCTCTTGAGAACGAACCCACCTGCCGCAGTCCACCGAAGGTGATAGGTCGAGTTGGCGGACGTGCCGAGGTCCGTCTGTGCCGTCGAGACGCGCACGATCCCGCGATGCACGAAGTCCACCCCACCGGGGACGCGCACGATCCCGGAGCCGGGGGACTGCACCCCAAGCTTGTTGTCTGCGGTCTCGACTTCAGCGTGGAACGGCAGGCGCGATTTGGCGATTGCCTCGGTCAAATAGCTGGACGGGTCGCCACCGCCGGTTGCCGCCTCGATCAGCGCGACGATGGAATCCCGCAGGAGGTTGTAATCGGCATCGCTGCCGGTCACGCCCGCCTCGGTCGCAACGGACTTGATCTCAGCTTGATACGTATGGATGAGGCCGTTGAACAACTCCCGATCAGACGGGCCGCAGGGGAACCCGAGCGACTGCTCTTCTGCGTTGGGACGACGGCGTTCGGGAGTGTTCGCCGCGAACGGCGTTGAGAAGTTCGACATGCGGGAAGCCCCTTAGCAGGTGGAGGTATCGACCGGGCAGAGCCAGTCGGAAACGCCGTCAATCGGACGGATGCGCAGGAGGACGTAATCGTCCCCCTCGTGAGTGATCAGATCGCCATCTTCATCGGCGAGACGGTCGGCGCCGGCACAGTCGGCGATATTGCCCCATCCCTCGCCGAAGCCCCAGACAGGCCGCGTCCCGAAATGGAACAAGAGCCGCACACCGAGCGCGACGGGGAGAATGCGCGGCCAGATCTGCAATAGCGGGTCGGTCACGTCGATCTCGTCATCCATCGGGGCTAGGACGATGCGTCCGCCGCCAGACGACAGCACCTCGGCATCCGGCCACACGATGCGCGCGGCCTCAAGCAGGCTGGTGATCTCGAACTGACCAAGGATCTGATAGATGCGGACGCGCAGCATTTGCCGGTAGATCTCGTCATCATCCACGACGAGAAGCCCGAAGCCGGACACGTTGCAGTCGGCCCATGAACTGAGCGGCTCGCAGAACCCGACAATGCCCGGATCGCCGGCCTCGGTGCAGTCAAACCCGAAGACGGGCGTCTCCGAGCAGATGCAGTGCGCTCTTGGCCACCCCAGACGGCGACCGATAAACGTCAGCTGCTCGCCTGTCGCCGTGTCGATATTGAAGGCGGTAAGGATGCCCTCGATCTGTTCCTTCGCGTCCAGCGCCTGCCCCAGCACCGCCTCAGCGACGGAGAGCAAGTTGGGGCTCTCCCTGTACTGCGTCAGCACCCGGTCAATGCGGCTTTGCACGAAGCCCGACATCAGGCGTCTCGCACGTCGATGTTGGCGAGGGCGAGGCTCGCGATCTCGGTAAAGGCGATCCGCGCCGGTTGGTTGACCCCGAGCGGCTCGACATCCGGGCGCTCGCCTTCAACAGTGACCACCTCGACGCTGGGATAAAGCGCCTCCACGATAGACCGGATGGTGTAGAAGGACACGTCCCGGCCGTTCTGGCGGCTGACGGCCCACCCCTCTGCAATCGCTTGCTGGATCGCGGCAAGCGACGGCGCGGGGCAGTCGGCCCGGTCTCGACGCGCATTGACCGTGACCACGATGGATACCGGCACGTCCACGGGGCGCACGACGGGGTAGCTCTGGCAATATCCGCCGGTCAGGGAGTTGATGTAGGTGTTGCCGAAGATGGACACGCCGGGGGCGATGTAGAGCCGCATGGCGTCCGCGATCTCCTCGTCATCCCCGCCGATCACAGCAACGGCGATGCGCCCGGCCGGGAGACCGTTGTCGTCCTCTTGGTCGCCGTAGTTCACAAAGACGCGGCTGTAGGTCACGCCCGTGATCCGGGCGACGGCAGCGTTGATGTCCTGCACATCGACGGACCCGCGCCCCTCGTTCGTGATGGCGGCGCGAAGGGCTTCGTCGGGGCGCCCGTTGCGGTACAGGTTGCGCAGGCGGGCCAGCGTGTCGAGCGCAGCGCCTTCCGCCTGATCGGGGTCGTGCGCCTGATAGACGGCCTCGGAAACCTCGTCCACCTCGGTGACCGCATCGGCGAACAGCCCAATCAACTGCCCGGCAGGGGATTGCGGCGACAGGATGATGTCCGCCCCGAACACCTGCCGGAACGACCGCTCCAGTTCAGCCTTGCGGACGGCAAGCGGCTTCCGGGCATAGCCTTCCGGGGTGACGCCATATTCAGCCATTCGGCACCTCGTCGTAAATAGTGGACACGGCGAAGTCATGCAGTGACATGCCCCGCGTCGTGCGGTCGAAGGTCACGGACATGGCCTCGATCTCGGTCACGCCATCGGTGTCGGCGATCTCTGCCTTGACCAATGCCTCCGCTAGCTCGGCGTCGAACTGGCGCCCCAGGAGCCGAGCGAACCACGGCAGGCCGGCGGTCGTGTCAAGAAACCATTCCCCTTCATGCGTGAGGAGCCGCTGGCGGACGTGCTGCCCGACGGCCTCGGCATCCCGAGCCATCGCAAGGTTGCCAGTCGCATCGAGCGCGAGGTCGTTGGTCGCCGGGTCGATGTAAAATCCCAGGTGCATTAGAGGGCCATCCCATCCAATAGGTCAGCGATCCCGAGCACGGTCGCCTTCTGATCGTGGCTCCAAGCGCCGGAAGATGACCCGCTGCCTACGATGGTCTGCGCATTGGCGAGGCTTCGGAGGGCCGCGGCGATCAAGGTGTAGACGTTGCCCTGCGCCCCCTCGATGGCGATCTTGCCGTCCGCGCTTCCCCGGATGCCGTAATCTCCGGTCGGCCCGAAGCGCAGGTGCAGGTTCTTGGTGTCCACATTTGCCAGCGGCTCGGTGAGCGGATCGCCCCCGGAGATGGAGGCCCGGACGTCGCTGAGGTTGAAGCTGCGCGGGTCATCAATCTCGTCGTCCGTGTCGAAGCTCTCCGTCGAGCGCATCGCCGGGGTCAGCGTCACCCGATCCCCCGCCGTGATCGGGAACGTCATGGCTCCCGCCGCACCGCGGGGCATGTCCACCGGCACGTCCATCAGGTCCGGGATCGGCAGGCGGGTGCCGTCATATCGCCGCTTCGATATCAGCGGACGCACGTCCACTGTCCCGCGCTCGGGGTGCCACGCCGTAACCTCGGCGGGAAACGGTCCCCATTGGTCTTCTCGCTCCCCCTGCGCATAGGCGCCTACGCTGTCCCGGAAGGTGTTCGTGTATCTTCCAAGATAACCCATGTCACACCTCTTACCTAAGGTGAGCCCATGTCACCCCATTCTTAATGTCTTTAATTGCCCCGTGGCTAACGTTCAGGTGCCGAGCAATTGCTCGACCGGACATGCTGCCGAACATTGACCGCGCCCATTTCACTTGATCTTCGGTCAACTTAGATTGGCCGCTGCTTTCTCCGTGCGGCATGGTCCCATGCCCCCACCGGTCCAGCGAGTTTTCTGTCGGAGTGGCCCATCTCAAATGGTTTGGGTTCACACAGCCCTCTCTGCCACGCCCGCAGTTGTGTGCCGCCTGATGCGACGGACTCGGTGGCTCGCCATTGGACAATCGGCAAACTACTCGCGCGGCGTACTGCATCCTACCTTCATAGTGGACCTTGGCCCTGCCATCTCGGATACGAATGAAAGGCCAGATGATGCACGCTTCGTCGGTAGAGCCGATCAGTGACTTAAGATACTCCTGTGCTTCACCGCGGGGTCTAAGCGTTCTAGAACCCCCTAACGGGTCGCCGTGCGCTCTCCACATTTGATAGTGTGCGCTGCACCACCCGCGGGCCAGTGCCGGCTTGCTGCACTCTTCGATTGAGCATAAGGGCTTCTCAGCCATGCGTTCCTCCGATCAGAAACGTTTGGTTAGGGCGTGGAGGCGTGTCACCGTCTCCATGCCCGATATTAACACTCTGATTCGACGGAGTGAATCTCTACCTTTCTCCCTCGTCCACCTTGCCGCCTGAAACGGCCTCGCCTTCGATCCGAGCGATGAAGTTGCCGTCCCGGTTGTCCCCCGCGAAGGTGACGGCCGAGACGCGCACGATGTTGTCCTCGCCGGGCACCTCGCAGTGCTCCGACACGATCTGCACCCGGCGGCCGGGCCGGATCTCCGGGTTCAAGAGCACTTCCGCGCTCACGCCGTTGTCCGTAATCGTCGGCACCCCGATTAGCCCCGTCGCCGCGTCGAAGCGCAGGATCGTCCCGATGTAGCCGTCACCGGGGATCATCTCGAAGGTGCCGTTTTGCAGTGACCAGTAGGACCGCGTTGCGCGCCCGAGCCGGTCCATCTCCCGCCGGGCCGGGCCGGCCATGCTGTAGGGCCGGGCGAAGGCCCCACGCGCCTTGTCTGACAGCACCACCTCGCCCGTGGTCACGCCATACTCCTCGAATCGCCCGCGCACGTAGTCGATCACGTCCTGGACTGGAGTGCCGGCCGGGAAGGTCTTCGAGACGTCTGCGCGCCGCAAAGCCCGGTCCCCGTCGCCGCAATCGAGCGTGGTTATGATGTCGCCGTCCTGCTTTTCGTGACGGACTTCCCGGATCTGGCCTGCGAAGATGACGCCCGTCTGATCATCCCCGTCCGGCGGCAGATACCCCGCTTCGAGCCGCACGTCTTCCAGTTCCCGACCCATTGCGTTCCGGTGCCCCTCGCTGAGGTTCCAGATCTGGATCGAGGCGTCATTCGCGGAGGAGGATAGGGATCGCGACACGCTAAACCCGATCTTGAGGTCTTCGCCGCCCCCTTGCCCCGCGTTGATGACCAGCCCGGACGAACCCACCGCCGTGAGCCGAACCTTGCGCAGGTATTGCAGGCTCATGCCTGATAAAGCTCCACGTCACCGGCCGGCAGGGCCGTGCGGTCTGGCTCTGACAGAGGCCCGGTGCGCGCCGCGAAGATCATGCCGATGCCAAATCCGAAAGGCTTGAGCAGATCAACACCGGTCACGATGCGCCGCCCGCGCAAGACCCACCCGTCATCGATCGCGAGGTCGAAGGACCACCGGTCAATCGTCGGGTTGTGCCGCAGCCGCATGGTGATCCGTCGTCCCGCGATGATCATGCTGAATTGCTGGTCCGGATGATCAGAAACGGTGATGCGCTTCATTGCAGGATCCCCGCCAGGATGGACCGATGCCGCTTGGCCTCCGGCGACGGGCCTTCCGTCACCGCATCTTGAAGCGGCGTGTCGCCCCTATGGACCGTGGATGCCGTGCGCGACTGCGTGGGCGTGTCGCTGGCGGCCTTCTCGGCGCTTGGGGTGGATGCCCCGCCAGCCGTCGAAGGCGCCGCTCCTGTGCCCCCCTGAACGGCAAACCGGGATGTCTCGACAAGCAGCGCCTCCTGCAACTGGATCGAGGCGGCGAGGATCAGCGCCGAGCCGGGGTCGCGTGTGACGGACACGTCCTTGATCAGCATCGAGCGATAGACGTCCAGCCCGGTCACGAGCGTGAAGGGCCGGCGGTCCTGCTGGATGCGCTTGATCACCTGCCATGTCGCTTGAGGGAGCGGCAGTGCGCTGTCCAGCGTGATCTTGCGCGGCTTGCGGTAAGCGTGGTCCACCATTGAGGCGCCGGTCTCGACTGGGTTCTCCGTCATCTCCAGCGTGGAGACGTGCTGCTCCGAAACCGTCACCGGGATCGGCAGCACGGCGACGGGGGAGACGATGATTGCGCTCAATTCGCTCCCTCCGATTGGATGCGAGCGGCGGTGCCAACGGCTGACCCGACGGCCTGACCTGTTGCCTCCGCCGCAGCGCGCGGCGCATCTGTCGCCTGGTTGATGGTCTGCTGGATCGTGATCGGCGCCGAGACGTTGTTATTCGTGACTCGGTGATCGTTCATGGTCGACTGGACAGAGCCTGCCCCGAGTTGGTGATTGATCTCTCCGACGCGCTCTTCAAACGCATTGGGCTCCGTGATCTCGATACTGGTGGGGCCTCCACCCTTGCCGCCGCCGTATTTCTTCTTGGACCACTCTACCACCATTAGGTCGAGCTTCTTGCGCATGGCCTCGACATCAAACTCGGGTTGCTGCGGCTTGCTGAGAAGGCCGATGTTGGGGAGAAGATCGAGCGACCTGAAGCGATCTTCCCACCCCTTCGTTGAGTCAAAGAACCCAGTGAGAGACTTCAGCTTCTCACCGAGGCCGTCGGCCGCGGCGTTGATGCCCTCAAGAGCGGCGCGCATGGCCTCTAGAACTTTGTTGGCATTCGCGCCATCCGTTTCGACCAGTCCAGTCCAGCGTTTGAACCAGTCCAAGAATCTACCGAGGACGCTGTCATCGCCGTTCATGTAGGACAGGAAATCCTCAATTGCGGCGAGCACAAAGCTGAGGACTGCCATGGATCGGATGAACGGCGAGAACCAGATAGCTAGGGCCGCGAATGCGCCGGCAAAAGCCTGAAGGCGTGGCCCCCACTCATCATCCGCGAACAAGTCGCGCAGCGTCCCCATGTGCCGCGCCAGCCGCTCGACTGTATCCCGGCCGATATTCACGACTGTGGTGAAGGCGTCCGAGAACCCTTGCGCCCACCGGTCCAGATTGCCCTGCTCGTCCATGCGCTGGATCCAGCCCAGCAGGCTATCGAGTTGCCCCGTGACCACATCGAAGAACCCGGCGTCTGCGATCCGACGCTGAAAGTCCGTCCACGAATCCTGAATGTTGGACACCATGCCGGAGAACGTTCGGCTTTGCTTGTCCATCGCGCCGGAGAAGCGTTCGCCAAAGTTGTCCAGCAGGAAGCGCCGAACGTCCTCACCGTTCTTCTTCACGACCTCCTGGAGTTGCTCGCCGTTCCGCGTATAACTGAACGTCACCTCGTCGCCGGCTTGTTGTGCCGTGATGCCGAACTCTCTCAGGCGCTCGAACTGGAAGGTCGACGCATCCGTAAACGCCTCCACCGCCTGCATGAGCGGCTTGTTCATGGCCGACGCCGTGTCGCCAAGGGTCCGCATGGCGTCGTCAGCAACAGGGTCGATGCCTTGCGACTTGAGGCGCACGAACGCATCAGTCAGGCCCGCGATCTCGTATGGCGTCGTGCGGGCAAACTCCGAGATCCAGTCCATCGACTGTTCTGCCTTCGCCGCGGACCCCTCGATAGTCTCCAGCTGGACGGCAAACCCTTCGAATTGCGCTGCCGTGTTGACCACGGAGCGGCCCATGAAGCCTAGACCGGTCGCTACCGCAGCACCGGCCACAGCCACAGCCCGTCCCGCGACAGTGGCAAAAGTGTTCATCTTTCGGTTAAGGTTGTCCAAACTGGCTTCAAACCGCCGCCGATCTGCTTCGCCGCGCATGTCGTAACCAATAATGGCGATCAGCTCGTCAACGATCATAAGGAGACACCCATGGCTTTAATGAGAACAGCGACCATTGCCGCTTTTTCCTCGTGCATCTTCGGCGCCGCTGCCGCGCAAAACGTTGAAGACTGGCGCACTGAAGCAACCCGTCTTTTCCTCGAAGACAACACGACCTCGGTCGTTGAAGCGATGTTCACGGCAGACCGCAGTTTCTGGATCTCGATGCGGGACAACGGCAGCCGCCGAGATGGCTTTGCAGAGTATGCCTGCATAGCTCTGCACGACTTCGGAATGCCCTACGGGGAAACGGTCATCATCAGCGTGTGGGACGCTTATGCGATGGCTCAGGGCGACTTAGTGAAGATCGGTGAGAACCATTGTGAGTTGCGGCAGCCCGGCTAGCGCTTCCCCCGATCCCGCTTCGCCTTGATCGCCATCGCGTCCCGGACGTCCAGCAACTCGTGGGCGTCCAACACGTTCTCCACCGTGATGAACTCATGCAGGTCGCGCATGGTGTAAATCGGAGGGTCTGCCTGAACCGGACGGTACAGGAACCAGTCGATATTCGGCGCGATCCGCTCGACCTCCGCCGGGCTTAGTGCGCTTTCGCCCCCATGAGGCGGCCGGCCGCGCCTGCGGGAAAAAAAGCCCCGAGGGCCTCCTTCAGGACGAAGCCGATCAGCGGGTAGAGGTCCGCCGGGCGCTCCGTCATGTCGCCCTCGAAGTCGGTTGTGGTCCAGTCGCCGGAGGGCGCTTTCCACTCGGACTTGGCAACGATCTCGCCAGCCAGCTGCACCACTGCGTCGGGATCGCACCGCTCGAACGCCATGCCAACCGCCGACATGACCGCAGCGTTCGCCTTCGCCTTGACGTCCATATCGTCCGAGACGCCAGCCGCGACGGCGAGAACCATGTCCTCCAGGCCCGGCCCCAGCATCTTGCCGATGCGAACCTTCATCCGCAGAGCCTCAGGCGCCGTCACCCGACCTACGCGGTACGTCGTGTTGTTGATCCGCTTTTCGGCCATTAGCGGGCCTCATTCGGGATGCTGGGGGCATAGTCGCCGGCCACGATGACCCACTCGCGCACGGTGGCGTTCTGGCCCTTCTGGACGGTAGGCGCCTGCTCGATCCAGCACCCCGTCGCGGAGCCGCCCTCGCCCGAGCCGATGTCCTTGAACGACAGCGGGAACGCCCGGCGCACCCCCGCGCTGGACTGCACGTCCTTCTCCATCAGCTGCCGGTGCGTCGGCGACGTGTGCATCAGCCTCAGGGTGAAGCGCGCGGCTTTGTTCGTGGACCCGGAAAAGATGCTGTCCCCGCTGGCACCCACGCGCATCTCGCCGCGGTTCGCCATCGGCGCGACCTCGAAGGCGTTGTCTCCCTCGTCCATGCCTCGCACGGTGCGACCATCGAGGGTGATCGACACTTGGTCGAACGAATAGGCTGTGTGAAGTCCGGCCATGTCCTAGCCCTCCTTAATATGAGATCGAAAATTCAACGCTGGCGAAGTGCACAGCGCCGGCATACCGGAAGCCCACTTCGATGGTCGGGAACACGCGGGCCTGCCGCTGCGCTGCGTCGATGTCGGCGATCTCGGGCGCGGTGATCGTGTACGGCGCCAGGAACTCCCCGTTTTCGTCGTCGTAGACGCGGGCGATGTGGCCGCTCTGCTGAGCCTGGAGCATCACTTCGCGGATGGCGCTCGTCAGCATGGCGATGCCGAGGTCGTCATAGGGCACGACGTCGTTGTTCGCGAAGACGGACAGGATCTTCTCCCGCCCGCGCGCCGCCAGCCAGTACCGGAAGTGCACCTCATCGATGAAGGTGTTCGGCGTCAGGGTCATGCCGGTTTGCAGCTGAGGCAGCTCGCCGATCTCGACATAGACGTTCGCGCAATGCCCGTTGGCATCGTCTGCGCCCACGCCGGCGGTCAGACCGGTGATCGCGTTGAAGTCGCTGACGGGGATGTTCTCGGGTGTGATGAGACGCAGGCGCTTGAAGGCCGCGGTATAGTGGCTGTCCGCCTGATCGAGGCTCCGCGCCGCCAGCGTGGCCGCGAGCGCCATGTCGGGATACTCGGCGGCGGTGGACGAGTAGACGACGGCGGTGTTGATCACCTGATCCTTGTTCACCGCTGCGATGTTCGTGGCGTCGGCGCTGTCCTTCAGGTTCGGATCGTTGGACGCGATGACAGCGATGCGCTCCTCGGTCTCCGTCCAGTCGATCAGACCTTGCAGCGCAGCGGTATCGCGCAGCGTGGCCTCGGGGACGGCCCAGAACCAGTTTGCGTCGTAGTCGCGGATCGCATCCAGTTCGTCGGAGAGGCCGGCGGCGTCGATATCCGTGGGGTCGTAGTAGGCCACTTTGATCTGCGACGGGCGCGGGTTCTGGGAGAACGCGAACTGAGCGGCCTTGTAGAAGGCGTCAGCGGCGTCCCAGTCGTTCGCGACCTCAGGCATGGAACCATAGGCGCGCGTCCGGATGTCGGACGTCAGTTTTCCGGCCTTGGTGACCGACGTGAGAAACAGCGGAATGCCGAAGCCGCGGCGCGGCGGAAAGCGGTCATTGGCCCTGACGGTGACGTTCACCACCAGGCTTGCGGGAAGGGTCATGGGCTTGCCTCGAAGTTGATGGCGGGAACGGTTGCCTCGGCTACTTCGCCGGGACGGCTCTCACGGTGGATGCCGTGACAGATCACGCGGACAGAGGCGCGGGGCTCCCATCCGGTCTGGATTTTCTCGGGCACGAACTGAGCGCGCCCGACCTCATGCAGGCGGTAGGGCGCGAGGCTCTCCGTCGCGCGGGGCAGGTGCTTTACGCCAGAGAGCGGCGCGAGGAGTGCCATCGGGTCCGGGCCGTAAGCCTGCACTGTCACACGCCACTCGACGTCATGGACGGCCTCGACAATCGGCGCCCCGTCCGCCTCGCCGTAGATGACGTCACGCGGGGTCTGGGACAGGATCAGGCGATCCGTGATGTTGCTGGTCAGGTACGGTAGGTCAGGCCGATGCCCCGACTGGTACGCCTTGATGACGGTCACCCCAAGCAAAGGCCCAAGCCACCGATTGAATGTGTCGTGAAAGCTCACTTCGCGAGCCCCAAGAGTGCCTTGCGATGCGTCCGCCACGGCGCGACGGACAGCACCCGGAAGGGTTTCCCCTTGAACTCCGCGGCCCCGGTGACCGTGTCGTCCTCTGTGATGTCCTCACGGGTCCACAGGCTGAACTCTGCCTCTTCGCGTACGCCCTCCGGCGCGTCTCGAAGATCCTTGTCGCTGGCCGGCTGGACGGCCGCCAGAATGGTCTCGGAGGCTGCGGTTCCGGGGAGGTAATCGCCCGCATCGTTGTACGTGCCGCGCACCTGTCGGGAGCGCGTGACAGGCTGGGCGAAATGCTCGATTGCTGCGCTCATCGGTCAACCTTGAATGTGACGGAGTTGCGCATCCGCCCGCTATCAACGAGGGGGTTTTCAGACCCCTTTTGCCGGATGGTCGAAGGTGCGTTAGCCGGGGTGCTAAGCTCTTCTATCTCGTTGCTGATGTCGGCGGCCGCGCGGTTCCCCAGCAACTGCATCACGGTCGACATGCTGGTCTCGCCGCGGAGGATCTTGCGAGCGCTGCGCCTCATGGCGTCCCGGTACTTGTCCCGGTTGTCGCGCATGGCGTTGTCGAGGAACGGACGTTCGGGGATGGTGCGCGTGCCGAAGTGGTTCCAGATCGCGATATCCATGATGTCGCCGGGCGCCGTGCCCGCCGGGAACCCCACCTTCACCCGCGACGGGCCAGTGGGCGCCTTGGGGATGCGCCGGTGGCGGGTCCGTTTCACCTGTACCTTGAACATCGCTCAGACCGCGAAGACCGAGCCGGCGAAGAGGCGGCGCTTGATCTGCATGTAGCGACGCCCGTAGGGAGTGGCCGTGAAGTCCCGCCCGACCTGATAGGCGACCACACCGCCGCCGGATGGACCCCAAGTCGTGGTCTCATTCCCAACGGTGACCGACGTCACCTTTCCCTTGCCCTTTGCCGTGTCTTCCCGTTCCTTACCGCCTTCCTCCGCGAGGATGTGCGCGGCGAGGTAGAGGGTCGCCGTCTTGCGATACTCCCCCCATGCCTCACCCACCTCCAGCACGGCCTCATTGACCACAGCGGTGAGAAGGCTCGCGCAAATCCCCTCGAACTCAGGGAACCGGTCGATCAGGTCGCCGGCAGTCGGCATCACGTAGGCCATGGCTTACCTCGTCCTGACGTTGCCAGAATAGAAGCCCGAAAACGATCCGGTGACCGTGCCGGCCGTGACCTCCAGCCGCATGACCAGATCTCCAACCTGCGGCGTCACCTGCCCATAAGGCGACGGCAGTGTCGTGCCCGTGTTCAGCGCCGTGGTGGTGACCTCTACGGACGTGCCTACGCGGGTCAGGTTGCCGCCCTCCTGCCCCAGCTTGATCGGCACGGGGTAGGTCCGATCCCGCGCTACGCGGCGCTCGTCTGTGTTGTCGAACGTGACACCTTGGAAGAAGGCGACGTCTGCGTCCGTTCCATCGACCCGTGTCACGACCCCGATCAGCAGGCTTCCGGCCCCCGTCGAATTACGGCTGACTTCGAAAGACGAGCTGTAGAGGTCCACGCGCCCGACATCGGAATGCGGGAAGGTGGCACGGTCGGACAGGTCAACGATGACAGCCCATTGCGTCGTCGTGGCCCCCGCTGCTTGGTACGCCACGAGAACCGGCTCGTCTCGATCAGACTTTTCGAACGGGTAGAGACCCGCCCCCGTGGCCGTCAGCAGTTGGAAGGAGCCCTGCGCGGTGTCGCCGTTCACATAGCGAACGCGATGCGCACGTCCCGGCAACTTCACGTAGGAGTGGAACCGAGACTCGCCGTTCCAAACCGAGTGCGGGATGGACGTGATCACCGTTGACCCGTCGTCCAGCGAGAACTCAACATAAAGCGTGCCGGGCTGGTCAGCCTGGGCGCTGAAAGCAATGTGCGGATCGTTGTTCGTGACCCAGGAGCCCACGTACTCTTCGCCAGCGCCCAAGGGGGTTAGCGTCGAGTTTAGCTGATCCTGCGAGCCACTAGCACCGAATACGGCAGGGGTGCCATCGGTCCCGAACACAGTGACCGGGGCGGCCTCCCGGACAAATCCGTTATCGCCCTCAATGGAGGGGAGCACGTCCTGTGCGTAGGACGGGATTGCGAGGGCCACGCATATCGCTGCCAGTCGGAAGATCTTGGCGATCATGGTGTAGCCTCCTGCCTAGGGAATTGGGTGGCGGCCCCGGAGGGCCACCGCCGGGTCACTCGGGCTTGTTCGCCGCGACAAACGCCGCCTTGTCAGCTTCGGACATGCCGTCGAACTCCGGCACGTCATCGGCACGCATGGACTTGGTGACCTCTTGGTCGCCGTCCATGACGACGAACCACCCGCGCCCCTTGTCCACGACGCGGAGGCCGGTTCCTTGGGGCTCATCAGCCGCCTCGCCCTCACTGATCACCAGCCCGGATGCGGAGAGCTTCCTGCGGTACTCTTCGGACCACCCTGAGCCATCGACATCAGCGGCGGCGCCCGGCTTGATGACCGTCAGCCCGCCGGCCTCACGCACCGCCTTGGAGCGATGCGTGGGGTTCTCGACGTTCATCCGGGTCATGTGCGGGTCGCCTTTCGAAGAACACGAGGCTGGCTGCATACGTGCAAGGGGTAGCTGTAGATCTCGCCCTTCGTCCACATGTTGCGCTCACGGTCGGGAACGTTCATCGCGTAGACGCGCTGTCCGGGGGTGCCGACGAAATCGAGGGTTTCGAGGGGCGCATAGGCCACCTTGAACACGTCGCGCGCGCCCACCGGGAAGAACTTCGCCTCGTCGGTCGGCACCGCCACCGTCGAGTTGTCGTCCGTGCCCTGGTAGTTGTGGAACGTGATGCCCCCCACCCGGAAGCTCTCGAAGATGGCGCCCTGAGCCGCTTGCAGGTCGCGCGCCGCGGCTTGGTTCAGGTAGAACTTCTCGACGCTCGGGTGCGAGACGAGCTGATCATAGAACGCATCACCGCAGATAGCATGGATCGACGCGCCGGCGAGATTGCCCTTTGCGGAGCGGGCCATGCCGCGGGCGATCTCCTTGCACTTGGCGTGCACGTCGGTGGTCGCCTGATCCAGCTCGAACGAAATCGCGGCGGGGATCGCCTCGTTGAACTCGGTCGAATAGTCGTAGATGACCGTGGACCCGTCCGCATCGAGGAGAACGCCCTGGAGAGCGCCGAGCCGGTGGAACTCGTGGGTCAGCTCCATATCGGCGTTGATGCGGTCCATGCGGCGCATGTACTCGCGCTGCACCTGCATCAGCTCGGTTTCCGAGCCGAACGCGCGGATCCCATCCAGCTCGTGCGCGTAGAGCGTGAACCGCTTGGCGAGGCGCGTGGTCCGCAGCGACACCGCGTCCCGGTCTTCACGATCCAGGATGTCGGGCGGGGCGCCATCGGCAGACGTCGGGATGAGCGTCAGTCCGCCTTCGATGCGATCCACAAAGATGTTGCGGGTGCGCACGGGCTCGGGCGTGAACAGCCCGAGGGAACCGAGAAGCTGCGGCACGTAGGGGCGCCGCTCGATTGCTCCGGACAGCGAGGTCGTGCTGAACGCGGAGTTGCCAAAGATGTCCATGGTGGCCATGTCTGAGCCCTCCTATCAGCGGACGATGATGCCGAGCGCGGCGAGTGCGGCGTTCGACGTGGTGATCTGGCCGGCGTCGGCGCCGTCCTCGTAGGTCAGGTCATCCCCGTTCACCTCCGCATCCCGCGCCGTGATGGTGCGGGTCACGTCGATGGCGGATCCCGTGGTGTTGACCGCCGGGAACATGAGGATGCCGGATTCGTCCTCGGCGCCCGTGGTGAGCGCGGCGTTGTGGCGGACGAACTTGCCCGAGGCGGTCAGCTTGCCGAGGATGGTCCCGGGAACGAGCGTGGTGTTCGCGGGCACGGTCACGACGACCTCATCGCGGGAGCGCCAGTCGTTCGCCTCGGACACGAGGTAGTCGGCCGCGCGGCGACCTTCGGTGAGAATGGCCATGCTCAGGCCTCCTTCTTCTCGTCCAGGAAGCCCCAGGCGTCCGTGGTGTTGATCTTCACGCCGCCCGCAGCGGCATCACGCAGGGTGTCAGGACCCTTGCCAGCGGCCTCAGCGGCGAAGTCGAACGCCGCGGCGATGTAGGCCTCGGACTTGTCCTTCATGCTGTCAGCGCCGCGCACGGCTTCGACGGCGGCCTTGCGGATCTCGGCATCGGAGAGACCGGAAACCTCGACCTTCGGCGCGATCTTGCGGGCGGTGTCGATCAGGGCGGCGCGATCCTGAACACGCTTGTCGAGGTCAGCGTCGGAAAGCACCTGCTTCTTCAGGTCGGCGATCTCGCCGTCCTTTTTCGCAAGCTCGGCGTCCTTTGTGGCGAGGGCGGCGTCATGCGCTGCCTGTGCGTCGGTCAGGGCCTTGTCCTTGTCCGCGATGGTGCCTTGCAGCTTTTCGAGCGCCTGCGCGCCTGCGTCGGTCGTCACGACGGAAAGGCCGTCGATCAGGACCGTGCGATTGGCTTCAGCCATATCGTCGTCCTTTCGGTCGTTTGTGATGATGGGATCGAGGCCCCAGTTGCGCGCAGCGTCTCCTATGCGCGTGTTGCCCGCCCGAGGGTTGTTGTCGGGCAGATACGCGACGTGATTGAACCGAAGCGGCCCAGTCTGCCGGTATTGATAAGCCTCGCCTCCAGGGGCGAGGCCTTCGTCCTTTGTGATGCCGACCGTGTAGCCTGCGGACAGCGCGCGTGCGCCGCGCTCCACTTCCACGGCAGCGGCCTCATCCATGATGGCCATGCTGGCGACGACGTGCTCGCCGTCTCGCACCACCCTGCCGCCGACCGCGCCGACAGCAAGATCCTTCCACGTCTTCGCCGACACGCCCTCCGGGGGGTGCCCCCGTGTCACTGGGCGGCCCGCAAGGGACGACATGCTCGCCTCATCGAACACCACGTCCGGATCGCGATAAACTCCGAACACCCTGCCAGCGTCATCGCCGGTCAGGCCGATCTCTGCGCCGTAGTATTGCTGAACGTTCCCGGCGCGAGACACTCGGGCCTCCGCCACAAGGTAGCCATCCCGCGAACGCGAAAGGCCCGACGCATCAAGCGTCAGGCTGTCTTTGATTTGCATGTAAGAACTCCGCTCTTAACCGAGCTTTATCGCCTCTTCGGCGCTCATCCCTTTGCGCAGACGATAGTTCAGCCGCTGCCGTGGGACATCGTATTTCTCAGCAATCTGCGCGGCGGTAAGGTCTTCACCAAAAACGCGGTGCTTAGGCCTGCGGTCTTCGACGGGGCGCGTCGTAGCGTCTTTCATGCTCCACCCCGCCTTCAGGCGAACAGCGAGTGTAGCGGGGGACATTCGCGCCTTGTGAGCGATCTCGGCTATCACTTTGTTGCCGATCTTAGTGGTATTGCGCCGATTCCACGCCTGGGCTTTTGCGGTTGCCCATCTCACGTTGCCGGGCTCATAGTTTCCGTCGTTGTCAATCCGGTCCAGAGAGTGCTCTGCGGTTGGCTTGGCGCCAATATCGTCAAGAAACGCCTCAAAGCTGTCGAACCAGCGGTCACAGACATCTATCCCCCGGCCACCATAAGCTTCGTAGTTGTGAGCCCTAGGGTTTCTGCACCTCTGCTTCATTGAGCGCCACGCCTTGTACTCGGGCGATGAGCTTTGCCCGTGGCGCAGATTTGTGACCCTATTCTTGCTCAGCGCTGCACACCCTTTGCAGCACGTTGACCGCCCAGTACGCAGCTTAGCCGCGCTGACGTCTTTTACGACACCACAGTCGCACAAGCACTTGACCATCCTGTCTTTCGGGTCTTTGGCCCCATCACCTAGAACGGTGTAGTTGCCAAACCTCTTTCGGCCGCACAAAAGATCATCTAAGGGCTTTTTAGCCATCGGGCGCTCCTATCGCTCGCTATGGTCAGAGCCGTCGCGGTGTTACCAGCACCCCGGCGGCTCGGTTATTCTACCCTATTCGATTCCCGTGTGCTACCTGTGCCGGATGACCGACGATCAGTTCCGCCAGCTACGGCAGTTGCTCCTCGACCTGCGCGCGGAACAGGCGGCGCTGCGGCTCAAGGTGGACAAGCTGTCCGAGGACTGCCTGCGGTTTCATCAATTCCAGATGAATGCGCTGTCCAACGGCCCGGTCCCGGTCGATATGCCGGATGAACTTAAGGACATCTTTGGGGCCTAGCCCCTTTTATGCGCGGCGGCGAAAGCTTCCCGAGCGGTCTTCTCTCGATACTCTCGCTCCAAGACCTCTTCACACGCCATTTCACCGGCAATAAGCCCTGCGAAGGCGTCCGCCGGCACCCCCGTGTGCCGACATGCGAGGGCGGCAAGGCGAGCCAAAGCTCGAACCGCATCCACGCCATGCGCCCCTGAATCCTTCAGTACGCGCCCCAAGTCTTGGTAAAGCTGCTCTTCCATAGTCAAAACTCCACAATCGGATCGGCTCTGCACCGGCACCTGACTGGCTGGCCCGGAGGCAACCCCTGCTCCGCGCCGGTCGGCTGACCCCAGCGGTATTCCTTGCCGCGCAAGCTTTGGTGGAGAGACCGAACGCGCTCGTCTGCGCTGGTCTTCCAGATGTACTTCGTGATCCCGGCCTGCTGTTGACGCAGCCGGTTCAGGTCGCTGTTGAACTTGCTTATCTGATCCTGCGCGATCAGCTCGGCCCGGCTGTTGGTGACCGAGAACGCGTTCTGAAGCTGCGCCCGAACCTCTTTCAAAGATGTACCGTTCGTACCGGCGGTGTAGACGATCTGCTCCACCCGGTTCACCGCGTCCTCTCCGAGCGACGTGATCAGCGCCACGTTGCGCGACAGGGCCGTCTCGATGGCCTCAACCAGGTCTTCTTCTCGGACCACCGCGGCAAGATCGATCCCCAGCGTGCGGCGCGCGTCCTCGCGAAAGCGCTCCGTGTGCCGCTTGGCGTCGAGCCGCAGGATGTTCTCCACCATCCGGGCTGCCTCTGACGAAAGCTGCCGCTGCACCGTCCTCAGTCGGCGGAACCAACTATCGCCCGGCGCATCCGTCGTCAGCCCCCTGTCACGGCGTAGCTCAGCGATGACGCTGTCGCGCGTCTCCTTGGCCATGCCCTGCAAAATCGCCGTCAGCGCCTTCCTGTAGGCCACCACGGACCCGGCACGCTCCTCGATCCCAGTCAGCACCGCCCGCGTGCCCTTGGGGCGCTGTGCGAGGCTGGAGAGGCTGTAGGGGGTCACGGATCAGCGCGTGACGTGCTTGACGGCCCACATGACCGCCTGCTCTGCGTTGGCCCTCGCCAGAGACATTTCACGGCTCTGGCCTACTTCGTCGCACTTGGCGAGAAATGCGGCGCCGAGGTCTTTGATTTCGACCATCTGCCGTTTCTCTGCGTCGGACAGCACACGATACTGATGCCGGACGGCATTGTTGGCTGTGCGGTCGTCGTCGGCGCTGTTAACGTGATTTTCCATCTTAAACCTCTTTCAATTTCCCTGACCAATTCTCACTGATCGGCTCGAAAATTTCAGGCCCAAGCAGGATGCGCCCCCGATAAGGCTCAACGTCGGCAATGTCCGGAGCCTCCGGGTCATAGCTGATCGTGATGTGAGGTTGATACTCCGGATGGTCCCACGTCGCTCCGGCGTCCTTCATATCCTCGTGCCGCCACGACAGGCGCGAAGATGCGAACGTCAGCACCTTGGCCTCCCCGTTAGCGCCGAACGCCTCCATGATGCGAGGCCCGCCGGGGGGTATCTCAAACTCGGCACCGCCGTACTCCTCACCCATCTTCATCCAGTCCACAGGCGCGCGGCTGTAAGTGATGGTCACGTGCATGTCGTCGGCGGCCAGCGTGGTCTTGAATCCCTGGCTCTTCGCCCAGGCGATGATCTCACTCGCGTTCAAGACGTCGCGGCGGACGTAGAGCGGCCGCGGCGCAGCATCGGTAGCAACCTGCTCCCCATCGCCACCCTCGCCAGCGCCGAACCCGAAGTCTACGTCCCCGGTCTCTTCCATCGCCGCCTCAAGGCCCGGCGCAACGCCTGCCTCGATCAGCGCGTTGGACATCGCCAGCCGGCCTTCCATCTGCGTGAGGTAGCCCATGCGGCTGATCCGCTCCCACGCCGACGTGAGCTTGTCGGCGATCTCCGCCTTCTCCTTGTCCGTGACCTGACGCAGGGGCGGCCAGAGGTAGTGAAGACCTTCCGGCCATGCGCCGAGGGCGGAGCGGACCAGCGCGGTATCGAGCCGGGAGGATGCCTCCTGCACCTCGTCGCGTATCGCATCGAGACGGTCGAAGTAGACCCGCTCATCGCCGTCGCCTGTGCTGTTCATCCCCGCGGGGGACCGGCCCAGAAGTCGCGTTGCCGGGATCTGCGTTGCGCCGCTGGCAACCTGTAGGGCCTCGCGAAGGAGGTCGGGGACAGACCCGAAGCTAATGGCCTTCCGCTCGTAAGTCTCGTCCTTGTCGTGGACCAGCATCTTGGCCGTGGACTTGCCCTGGCGCATGAGCGTGAGGCGCTTGAGGACGATATCCTCTTGACCGCTCGCGACGGCGTTCATCAGGCCATCGACGCCAATGGCGTCCACGTTGGCCTCGTGCAGCATCTCAGCGACGTTCGCGATGGCGCTGTCCGCGTCCCGGATGGCCGACAGACGGCACTCCAGAACGCTATCCCCCCAGACGGCCTGCGTCCCGAGCGCGTCCTCATCAAGCACCGGGTCGCCCTCGAAGAACACGAGCCGCGACGGGTGGACGTTCAGAAGCCGCCGCGACGACGCGATGCGCCACATGCGCGGGCGCCCGTAGCCGTCCACGAGCACGTCGTCCTCGATCTGGTCCCATGACAGTTCACGCCGCCCGAACACGATCAGCTTGCGGATCCGGCCCCGCCCGATGGTGTCCACGTCGAGCGGCTCTTCCGTGTCCTCGCCTGTGTCGATGAAGATGGCAGACCCGCCGTCTAGCCGGGCCTTCTTCTGAGCCCGGACGATGGCGCCCTTCCACCCCAAGCGCTTCTCTTCCGCCTCGATGGTGTTAATCTGGTCGGCATCCCCTTGCCAACTCCGGCCCGGCCCGAGCGCATCATTCACCGGCATATCCACGCAGGCCCGCGCCAGCCAGGACGACCGATAGGCCGCTGCGACAACAGTCAGGTCCGTGGGCTGGAACTGGTATGAGCCAGCTGCCGACTTCGTGCCGATCAGCCCGAGGCCAGTCGCGAAGTTGACCAGCCCGTCCGTGATAAAGCTCACTTGCCGCCCCGAATGCGCTTCAGGAGCGCCTTGAGAGCTTCCCGTCGCTGCTCACACGCCTTGCACATCACATCACCCACTTTCGTATGTCTGCGCCGCCGGCCTGGATCAGCGGGTTCACGGCATATCGGATCGCGTCGACGTAGTGGTTGTGCGCGTCCACGACCTGAGGGAGCACATCGCCGGTCAGCTTGTCCGTCTTGTAGCTGTAGAGCCGCAGCTCCTGCGCCGTTGCCCGGCATTCCGGGTGGACGACGATCTCTTTGTAGGACTTCAGATGAGCGATGCCGTCCTCAACACTGCCCTGCCATTTCTTCACGCCCTCGATGCGGCCCAGGCCATGCCGCTTGAGGTAGCTAATGCTCTCCGGCCGGGCGCTGTCTGCGCGCGACACGTGCCGCTCGATTCCGGGCATCGCGTCGATGAGGGTCGGCGCGGTGTGGTCCAACTCCAGACCCACCTTCCCGACCTCGCGCCGCACCCAGAGCCGACTATCCGCCACCCAGACCTCAACCGCCGTGGTCGGGTCTTGCGCGAAGCCGAAGTCCACTCCGTAGTATGGGCCGTTCCAGTCTGCCCCCGGCTCGAATGACCTGACCTGCCACTTGCCGCTGAACACCTGAGAAGCGCTGTTGCGAAGATAGTCGCCTTCCCACACATGGGCGTAGGTCGCGGGGTCTAGGCGCTCCTGCTCCCGCTTGCGCAGCGCATCCATCAGCGGCGGGAAGAACGGGTTGTCCGACCAGTTGACGTGACGCCCGATGCCGTTCTGCGGCGGGTTGCGAATGAACCGCTGATCGACCGGGCTGTTCTCCATCCGGCCGTTCCAGATCGACCACAGCTCCGACTTGGGCTTTCGGAACACCGTGGCCTCGAGAGCGAGCCACGAGACCTCCGGGACGTCCTCCGCCTCTTCCACGATGGTCAGGTCGATGCCGGCGAGCGACTTGATCGACTGCGCATTCCGGCGGAGACCCCGGAAGATGAACTGCGTACCGTTCCGGCCCCTCAGGTAATCGACGCCGACGTCATACGCCGCCTCTAGCCACGGCTCTGATGCAATCGCCGCCTTCAGTTCCGCGTGGAAGCTCTCCGGGATGCTGGCCTGGAACTCCCTCGCGCAGAGGATGCGCAAAGGCTCGACCATCCCCCAGATCGCCGCCACCTTGGCAGCCCCGAACGACTTCCCCGAGCCACGCCCGCCTGTCAGCCACCGATACTGGTAAGAGCCTCGGGGCTTGGCAAAGACCGTTGCGACCTTCTTCGGAAGCTCAACCCTCGCTGTCGTCGCCATCGACGCCAATGAACTGAATCGTCGTAGGCGGTGGGGTTATGCTCCCGTCGCTCGACTTGTGATCGACACTCGCCAGCTTGGCATGAACGTAAGGCGCCGCCTTGTGGGCCGCGTCCACTCGCTCTGCCCGCTCTGCCGTCTCGTCTCGCATCACCTGCAAGAGGTAATCCAGCGGCGTCAGGCCGCTTTCCTTCACGGCCTTGCGCTGCGCCTGGGTCGCCTTGTTGGCTACACCCTTTGGCCGTCCAGCGCCCGTGCGCTTTCCGCCTCGGGGCATATTGATTTCCTCTGATTTTATTTCAGTCCGCGCCCTCTCCTCATTCCCCGCATTCAACCGCCCCGGATGGGGCGCCGCTGGACGGAGTTGGCGCAGACGCGCATGAGGAGCGTCCCGGCGGCGCGGGAGGCCGGGGGTAGGAACCAGCGGGATGAAACTCGGTGTCTCGGGGTAGCGGCGGGGCCGGCACGGTCTCGACCAAGGCGCGCGCTAGGTCCCGGAGGATGCGGCGCTTGATGCGGTGCAGGCCGTGAAAGGTCATGGGGTCACCTTGGACCGGAAGCCGAGGCGGCCTTGGGGGGTGCTCCAACACCTTACCAAGGCCGCCTCGGTTCGGAGCGCAACCCAGGTAGAGGCCACGTCGCTCCGTAGATGCGAGGAGGCAATTTCCCTCACCTCGCGCGCGATGATACCCATCTACCCGATTTAGCATGTCGGGTCAACCCCTTGTGTCAAGCGGGGGCAAAAACACCAGAGCGCCCCCGTTTTGTTCTTCCGAAGCCTAGCCTGAGATGCACGAAAGCCCGCTCACTGAACGAGCGGGCTCCGGCATCGGGGCAACTTACGCTGCGACCAAAGATGATTCATAGTACGCTAAACGGGCACAAAGGCCCACCCAAGCAATCCAGCTTGTCTCCTCCATCTTATCGGTGGATTGGCGCGATATTGGGCCTCCACTACTCGCCGGTCAAGGGCTCGCCGTTTTGTTTTCAAGACAACTCCAGCGCGTCCGCCAGCCCATCCAGCCCGGCGCCTAACCGCTCCATGTAGACATTGCGCCGGTAGCCCGGCATTGCCGACAGGGCGCGGTCGTCGCAGGCAACGTGGAGCACGAAGGCCCGGTACTTGGCCGGGACGAGGCGGACCACGCGATGATAGGCGCTGACACGGTCGATCTGTATGGCGATATGCGCGTCCGGCTTGGGGCTGGTGTCCACCTGCACAGCCTTGATGGCGGGGGCGGTGCGAAGATTGCGCTCCCATGCGTTGAGAAGCACCTGTGCGGCCTTGCCTTGCCTCTCGGTAAGCCACCCCTGCCGAACGTAGTGCTCTGCCATGCTGCACCGCCTCGCGCGCTTCACGCCGTTCGGGCTGGTGACCTTCTTCCCGGTGCGCTCGTCAAAGTGCTCCACCGGCTCCACGACCTTGAGGTGGCGCTGTGCCGCGGTGTTCGGCCCCATGTCCCAGGGGGTCGCCGGCGCTGAGGGCTGGCGCTTGGCCTTGCGCTTGGTCTTAGCCATGGGTGGGGGCCTCTCTGTTCTGAAGGTCCATCATTGTGCCATCACCAACCTGACGGCCCATGCGGCGACGAACATCGAGGCGATGAACATGGCCGCTGATCTGTTCATAAGACGATGCGCTTGCCTCAGCCGCTCCAGCGACGTGCGGTCCTGCTCGGCGCTCTGCTCGATGTGCTTGAGCAGTCGCAGCCAACCTCGGCGGCTTTCTGCGGATGCCGGTGAAAGCGCGACCCGCAGCCGCATTTCATCGAGGTCTTTCTTCAGGTCTGTATCGACCATGCTAGCCGCCCTCCTGTGGGGAGAGGATGGCGTACGTCTCTCGCGTCATCACGGCGGACAGGAAGTCCAACGCCCGGCGAAGCGCTTCCTCGTCATAATCGGAGAATGACGTATCAAGGCCATGTTCTGCTGCCATCGACACCGAAGCCGCGGTCTCCCAGAGCTTCAGTGCATCTGTCCGGAGGCGCGCGTTCTCCGCCTCTAGGGCTTCGATGTGGTCGGCAGCTTTCTCCATCGCTTGGAAGCGGTCGAGGAACCGCCTCCGCTCCTCAGTATTGTTCCTCGAATAGTCATCGTTCATCATGGTCGCCATCGCGTGGCGCAGGCGCTTCGCCAGATCACTCATCGCCCTGCCCTCCCGTGTGGGAGCGGATGGCGGCGGCAATAGTTGCTTTAGGCGCGAGCGTTCCCGACACATCGGTGTTCTCGGCCATCCGCGCGCACCGCTCCCGCTCCGCCTCCACCGCCTCCGCTATGCGGCGGTCCACGAGGTCGGCGCGGACGTAGCCCTGTGACGACATTCCAGGGCCAGCGGCTCCCTTATCGCAATGCCACCACCCCTCGAAAGGATGCGCAGGGTCAGCCGCCGCCCAATGGTGCGCCCAAATCCGCTCCGGTGCTGTGGCGTCGGTACGAGAGAGCTCACCCGGGAAAACTGCACACCCGGGGTTTTGCATTGCCAATTCTATATCGCGGGGATTTTGGGTCTTGCTCCACCACCCTCGAATTTCATGCTTTGTCACTCCGGCCGCCTTGACGACCTGGTCTTGGGTTCCGGCGACGACGCACCGAACTTGCTTGCCGCCTTTGAATACGAGGCCACGCCATACATTAGGCTTGCGCGTCATCCCCTGCCCTCCTGTCTCCGCGCCCGCTTCCGGGCCGCTGCCTTGAACTTCGCCTGCCGGCCCGCGATCACGCCGTGCCTCACGCCGACGGCGCGGTCCTTCCAGTGCCCCAGATCGAAGGGTAGGCCGCTCTGCCCTCTCGGGATGCGCTGGACGGCGTCCTCGGGATATGCGGCGATGGCGGTGCGCTCTTCGTGGGTGAGGCTCATCGCTTGGCCCTCGCGTAGACGGTGATGAACACGTTCTTGCTGTACTCACGCTCCGAGGAGACGGCGCGGCCATCGCTGACCAGCCGCACCAAAACCGTCCTCGCCGTGCCTCGGTTGCGACCGATGATGCGGGCCACCTCCCTGACGGACAGGGGCTCGGAGGCAGCCTCCAGCGCCTGCAAGGCCCGGCGGATGGACTTGGACTCGCTGGCTCGGCGGACGGTGCTGGGCCACCCCCGGAAGCGAAACTCGCTCGGGATGCCGGCCATCCATTTCTTGCGTAGGTCGTCCTCGTCTTTGGCGGTGATTATCATTGGTGAACCCCCTACTTCACAAACTTGTCGAGCATGTCGGATGCTTTAACCCGGGCATTTGCTGCACGACGCCGGAGTTTTTCGGCTGCGCTCTCCATCTGGCCCGCCTGCGCATCCATCTCGGCGGCGCTGGACATCATCTCGGCGTAGGCGTCGTAGGCTGCTAACTCCTGATCTTCGGTCATGATCAGAGCCTCCGGTCACAGGCGAACGGGATCTCGTCATCGAAGTCCTGCCCGCCGCCGGGCGCCCCGCCGCTGCCGTAGCCTCCCCCGCCGTAGCCGCCGGACTGCTGGCCGCCGCGGTCGTCGGAGCGGTCGCCATCGCCTGATCCGCCGCCACTCGGGCCGTCCAGCATGGTCAGCGTGCTCGCGAAGGGCCGCAGCACTACCTCCGTCGAATAGCGGTCGGCGCCGGACTGATCCTGCCACTTCCGCGTCTCGAGCTGGCCCTCGATATAGACCTTGGACCCCTTGCGCAGGTACTGCTCGGCGATGCGCGCGAGCGGCTCCGAGAAGATCGCCACGGAATGCCATTCGGTCCGCTCACGGCGCTCGCCTGTGTTCTTGTCCTTCCAGGTCTCAGACGTGGCGATCCGCAGGTTGCAGACCTTGCCACCGTTCTGAAACGTGCGGACCTCGGGGTCACGGCCCAGATTTCCAATCAGAATTACCTTGTTCACGGATCCGGCCATCAGTTGGCTCCTTTTTTCGGCTTAAACGCCGCGTTGCTTTCGTATTTCCGGTAGCTCATCAGTTCCGGCATGAAGGTCAGTCGGGTGCTGGATTTGGCGAAGCCGTAGAGCTGCGTGTTCCGCACCTTCCATGCGGTGATCCGCACGTATTGGTCGCCGCACTCGTCCTCTTCTTGGTGGACGGAGAAGCCGAGGCTGGGCTTGTTCGCGAAAGCGGCACTGTCGGCGATGTCGTACCCGGTCGGGGACTGCGGCTTGCCGACCGTCTGCATCTTGCGCGGGTGCGCGATGACGCAGATGTGGGTGTCGAACTTTTCCGCCCACGTCCTGATCTGCTGAAGCGCGAAGTTGATATAGTTGGTCAGGCTCTCGCCGGGCGCCGGCATGTGCTCCAGCTCGTTCCACGGATCCACGATGATCAGCTTGCATCCGTCGCGGACGGCCAGCGTGTAGATCATGTCCTTGAGCCAGCCGAGATTGTGCCCGTGAGGGTTCTCGTCGTCCTCATAGGTCCGGTGAACAACCTTGAAGAACTCATCCAACTCGGCAGCCGTCTGCCTCTTGTGATGAACCGTCATCTGGTCCCACGGGGTTCCGGCGTGGAGGCGGGCGAGTTGGTCTCGCACCTGAAAGGGATGCGTCTCGAAAGCCATGATACCGACCTTGATGTTCTCATGCCGGGCGACGTGGTAGGCGATGAAGTTGGTGAAGGTGGACTTCCCCGCGCCCGGCGTGCCGGTGCCGACCGACATCGCCCCGACCTCGAAAGCGATCACGAAGTCGTAGGGGGACATGCCAGTGCGCAGGACACGCCGCTCGGGCAGCGGAGGCATATCCGAGATGCCGGTGACAAAGCCGCCGGGGGGGTCAACGCGCACCGCCTCCGTCAGGCACCGAGCGACCTCGCCCTCACCGAACTTGACGAGTACGTCGTTCGCATCCTTGCAGCCCTCCGGCCATTGGACACGGCGCACATCGTGTCCCGCCAGGATGTTCGCGATCGTCTTAGGCAGGCCGTGCCCCGCCTCATCGTCATCCCCAGCGACGATCACATACGGGCTGTCCCGTAGAAGCTTCTCGGCCTCGATGATGGCTTCGCGCTTGCCGTCGTCTTTCGTCCATCCGTCAGGCAATGAAACGGCGCGGTCGAAACCAGATTGCACCACGCTCAGGCAATCGATCTCGCCCTCCGTGATGACGATAGGGCTTTTGCCGCTGCGCAGGGCATCCTCGTTGTAGAGGCCCCGCGACACGCCCTGGCTGGACCTCCAGTCCTTACCTTCGACGGAACGGAACTTAGCGGCGTAGGGCTTCCCGTGACGGCGATACGGGAAAGCGACCGCCTCGCCCTGGATGCCGGGATGATCCTTGCGGCCGACCCCCATTGCCTCGATCAAGACAGGGTCGAGACGCCGAACCTCGGTCAGCCACGTCTGAACGTCCTTGGTCAAAGAACTGCCCCCCGCTCATTCCGCAGTGCCAGCAGTTCCAAACCACCCCGTCCGGCTTGAATGTCACGCTCAGGCAGTCGTCCCGCTTCTTCTTGCGAAAGGGGCTGCACTCCGGGCACGTGGCACGCTGCGTTCCTTGCTGCCGTTTGACGCTGATCCCGTGACGATGGAGAATTTCGCTTGCGGTAAGCATTGATCACCTCGTGGCGCTGGTATCCCTGAGCGCGGGCGGCTTCGGTCTCTGCCGAGAAGCGACTTAGCCCACCGTCGAATTCCATGATGGCCGATCGTTCGGCCCAACGGTCGAGGTCCATCATCCGACCTCCGGGATCATGCCGAAGGCGCCAGCGTTAACGTAGCCTTGCCGGCCTACAGGCTGATGGCGGTCCGTCTTCGCTTGCCGATCATCCAGCGCCTTGCGGATCCAGTTTCGCCACGTTGCTAGCCAATCCAGCTTGGCCCCGTTCTTTCCAGAAACGCCGATCCAGTAGTCGCGGAAGCGGTCTGCCTCGCGCCGGACGGAGAACTCGTCCATGCCTTGCTCGACAGCCCACCGCCCCCAGTCCAGCGGAAGACGCCAATCTTCGGTGAGCCTGGAACCCCGCTTTTTGGAAGAACCGATAGGTTCTTCTTTTTCTGTCTGATCTCTGACTTCTGAAGAATGCTTTGGCAAACCAGTAGCATTTGCTTCGGCCTGTTCGTTATTTTTCAGCGCCTTAGCGCGACCTCCCTTTGCCCCCGCTTCTGCTCTTGAAGCGGACTTAAGGCGCGCTTTTTCCATCTCCTTGGCGAGCCTTCTGTTCGTAACCACGTCCCCTGAGACGACGAAGAAATGCTCAATCCCTGCCCAGACTCGCTTCCATTTTGGGGGGTGAACGCGTGCGATCCGAGCCAGCTTCCGGTGATCGTTGGGCAGCTTGCCGTTGTGGCGCCACATCGTCATCAGAAGAAGCAGGTATGCGCCGTGCTCCTCGGTGGTCAGGTCGAGCGTATCGGCGAGGTAGTCGCCGACATAGAGCTGCATGAATGGCTGTTCGCTCATGCTTCCACCTCATCTGTTTCGGATTGGGCGGCGCACTCACTGGCGCCTCGCTCAGAATGTTGCTCGGGGGGCGCTGCGTCCGCGGGGCGCAGGGACCGCTCGACAAGTTCGGCGGCGATCTCACCAATGCTGCGCCAGTTGTCTGTTTCTCGCGTCATTCCGTGCCCTCCTTGCCGAGGCTCCAGCCGAGCCCCTGCCCCTCTGCGAACAGCCCCTTCAGGATCTCCCGCCATTGCTGCTCGTCGCGGATCTCCAGGACCGCGCGACCGTCGCGGCCACTCAGTTTGATGCACCTACCGCCGTGAGTGCCCTTGTGAGAGGCGATGCCGATGGCGTGCTTGCCTGTGGATGTGCGGGCGTGGATCATGGCTCGCGCCTCGCCTCTGTGGCGGCGCCGATGCCGAGGATTGCGAACGCCTCGTCCTCGTCCTTCGCGACATCGACTTGCCCTCTCCAGGCGCCGTGCCATTCGACCTGATCGGGCGTCAGCTTGCGCGCTGAGGGCGGCTTGTCACCGTCCTTCACCTCGATCACTCGGTTCAAGCCTCGGAAGCCGACGAGAAGGTCAGGGCATCCCCCGCCTACTGCATGGAGCGGCTGCACAGATGCGCCGATCTTGCGGAGGGCAGCGACGATGCGGCTCTGGTTCGAATCCACTTTTGCGGCGCGTCTCATGCCGCCACCCCTCTGCGCGAGGCGAGGATGGCGCGGCCGATCAGCTCCGGGATCTGGGGGACGACGGCGTTTCCGAGCCCTGCAAGTCGGTCCACCCGCTGGGGAACCCCATCAGCCACTCGACCCACGTCGGGTTCAGTGCGCCAGATGTCTCCGAGACCACCATGGATAGGCTTAATTGTTTCCCGATCCTCGCCCTTCGCTTGACTGAAGGCATGCCGAGATGCCCGCGGTCGCGAGTGTCTGAGGCCGTCGGCGTCGGCCAAAGCCCCCGCGCTTCGGCTTGAACGTGCTCCGCAAGATTCCACCCAAAGCCAGAGCTCCCGCGCCGTATCAAACACGCATCCGACGTCCCCGCCCCTGCTGATCTCCCGTCGATCTTGCGAGGCGTAGGCAACAATCCAGACCCTTTCGCGACGATGCTGAGCGCCCAAGGCCGCCGCAGGAATGTTCTCCCATTCCGCATCGTACCCGCATTCGGCCAAGTCTCCGAGAACACGGCCAAACCATCCCCCTCGCTGCTCGCTAGGGCCACTAAGCAGGTTTGCGACGTTCTCCACGATGACGTAGGATGGTGATAACTCGCGAATGAGGCGGACGATTTCCGACCAGAGGCCGGACCGTTCGCCGTTGAGGCCAGCGCGCCGTCCTGCGACGGAAAGGTCTTGGCAGGGGAAGCCTCCGGTGATGACATCGACGCCAATTCCGTCTCGGTCCAGAGCGTCGGCTGTGAGGGTTCGGACATCTTCATAGCACGGGACTCCAGGCCAGTGTTTTGCCAGGACGCGACGGGGGAACGGCTCAATCTCGCAGAACGCAACGGTCTCAAAACCGCCGGTGCGCTCCAGCCCGAGAGAGAACCCGCCGATGCCACTGAAAAGATCGAGGACGCGCAGCTTCGACATATCGGTCATGCCCACCACCTCGTGAGCTTGCGCAGGACGCGGCGGACGGGACCGGCAGGACCCCTTGCCAGGATCTCGTGCGTTGCGACGTAGGCGGCCTTGCGGGCGGCGCTCTGGCCTCGGGTGTCCCGGCGGGCCTTGGCGCTCTGGTAGGCGGCGATAGCGGCGGCGCGGTTCATGTCCGCACCTCCCGCACCTTGGTGCAGGCCAGCACGAACGGGCGCACCCGCTCCGGCAGGGCATCGACGCAGGAGGCGTCAGACCATGGGGCAGAGGCGGTGAAGGTGACGGACTGGACGCAGTCACCCTGCCAGGTGAAGACAACGCAGATGGTGGCGAGGATGCTCATGACGACACCCGCTGGATCTGGGGTGAGAGCGCGGTGGACAGGCGCGCTTGGCCGTCTTGCAGGGCCGTGCTTTCATTCGGCCTATACGGGCCGACGTAGGTAATCCCGTCATCGTCACGCACGACCGCACGCATCCATCCATTACGAATGCCGCCGCGCTTCACTTCGATGGTGATGGCTGCGCACTCCATCACGCGGCCCCCTTCTTCAGCGGGACGGGGGCGCAGGCGGCCATTGCGTCGAGACTGGCGAGTGCCTTGTCGATCTCCTCGCGGGCCTCCAGCAACTCCGCCCGCGTCTTGGACACGGACCCCGTGCCGCTTTCCAGCGCCATCATTTCAGCGACGGCCTCGCCGCTCTCGCGAAGAAGGTTGGTCGCCTGTTGCAGTGTGGGGAGCACGCGCTCAGGGTTGGAGGGCGAGTCGGCAAGGAAGGCGTCGGTGATCCGCGTGGATCCGGACAGCTCCTGCAACGCCATGACGTCGAGGAACGACCAGTCGCGCGAGCCGTGGAATTTGCGCGAGAACGCGCCCTTGTCGGCAGCCTCCAGCGAGACCTCGGTCCCGGAGGCCCACGACTCCATCTCGGCAGCGGCGAGGCCGTGTTTGCGCTCAAAGGAGCGCTCAACCATGCCGCGCATCAGCGCTTCGAGCTTCGACCTGCGATTAGACATGGAGAACACCTTTGTTTTGATGCTTGACGAGTGCCGATCCATATCCAGAGCATGGAAAGAACGAGCACATGGCAGCGGATCGGAGATGTACTGAGGGGGTCATGCGGCGCGACTCATCGCAGTCATCCAGCCGGTAATGACGCCGGCGATTGCGGCCGCCCCGAGGTTCCAGTCCGGGCCGGGATGCGGAGCATACCATTCGGCGAACAGGTCAACCGACAGCCCAAGGCCAAGCAGGAAGAGGAAGCGCATCATGCTGCGCCCCTGATCTTCTCCGGGTTCTCTTGCATGAACTTGAGAAGATCACGGTGAGCTTCTGCGTCCTTCTCCGCGCGCGCTCGAAGACGAGCGACGTAGCGGCTGTTGTTAAGGGCGCGAAGGCCAAGGGTCGCTTCGCTCATGCCGGTCTGGCTGAGGTAGGCGTCGATGCGGCTCAGGAGGTCATGAGTGTTCATGTCCCGTAATCTGGCCTATTGGCCACCTGACGTCAAGGACAATTGGCCATTGGACTGTGGACCAGATTCTCGGGTTATTGGGCACATGACCAAGACCCTGCGAGATCAAGTCCTTGAATACCTGTCGGAGACAGGCATGACTGTAGCCGAGCTTTCTCGCAGGTCAGGCGTGTCTTACGACACCCTCAACAAGCTCAAGCGCCGTGAAGGATCCTCAACATCCGCAGAGAACGCAGAGCTTCTCAGGGCCGCATTGAGCCCGAGCACGCCGCCGCGTGCCGATACACCTGCTCTTCAGCGCGTTGAGCCAGGAGACCAACCACCGGCTGATACCGCTCTCGTGCCGGTGTACGACGTAGAGGCCAGCGCGGGCGACGGAGCGATTGTGGATGAGGAGTACGAGTCGCACAGCCTCGCGTTCCCGCCCGCTTACTTGGGAAAGATCACCAAAGGGCCGACAGACAAGCTCTCGATCATCTCGGTGAAGGGGGAGAGTATGGAGCCCACGCTGCTGGATGACGATATCGTCCTGCTAGACGGCCATAAGACGGACATCAGCTATGACGGCCTGTTCGTCCTAAGGTTCAACACGGCCCTCCACGTCAAGCGCATTGGACGGTCAGCGAAGCCCGACCATATCATGGTCATATCGGACAATCGCGACCTTTACCCGCCGCTAGACATGAGGATCAGCGACGTCACGGCGGTGGGCAAGGTGCTTTGGTACGGACGGAAGGTATGAGCCCCGCCCGCGTCCGGTTCAACCTGCCGCCCGAGGCGGTGAGGAAGGTGGCGGGGTGAGTTGATTTTTACGATACCGCGCACAATTATCGTGTTACTATGAGGCCCACGGGAAGCAGAGAGGGGGGATCATGACCGTCAGATCAATCGATGCCGCTCGGCACCTCTGTGAGCGCAGCGGCTGGCTCATTAGCAACCTAAAATTGCAAAAAATTCTGTACCTCGCAGACCTCAACTTCGTCGGCCAAGGCTTCGGTCGTCTTGTCGATGAGGACTTTGAGGCATGGGACTACGGCCCGGTCCTTCCATCAATTTACCGGCGCTGCAAAGCTTTCGGGGCAAAGCCCATTCCCAACATCTTCTGGGGCACTACGGGCATCGGCGGCACGGATGAAGCGGAGATGCTTGACTTGGCGTGGGGCAACCTGCGGCACCTCACGGCCGGTCAGCTCGTGTCTAAGACGCACTCCACGAACGGAGCTTGGGCGCGACGGTACGCGCCGGGGCTGCGGCACAACCCCATTCCTACGGACGACATGATTGATGAGTACCGAGCCGCCCGAGGGACCGCAGCCTAAGACCGCATCTCCCGAGTTTTCTACAGGCGGCGCGCTTGAGACGCTCAATGCCACGCCGCTGATGGAGAATATCGCGAAGCTGGAAACCGATCTTGACGCCGAGAAAGAGGAGCGTCGAGAGGAGCGGTTCTACTGGATCTGTGGCGTGGCGATATCGTTCGACGTGATCGCCATTCAGGCAGTCAGCGGCTCTTGGCTGTTCGCCCCAGTCTTTATGCTGCAACTCATTTTATTAGTTGGGATAGCGCAGCGGCTTGGGGTTGATTGGGCCGTCCAGATGATCGGCGCGCTGTTCCACTGGATGACGAGCCGAGGTAAGCCCGGGGGTTGACGCCGGGCGGGGCCTTAGCCCCGACGCCATAGATGTCAGGCTCCCGAGCGCATCTCAAAAGTAGCTCTAACGCCGTCCGATTTCAATGCCTGATGTCGCCCGTCGAAGCCCAGCCCGCCCTAACCCGGCGGGCTTTTTCCGTTTTCCGGCACGGGCGTAGATCGCCCGCAGGCCATAAATTGGCCACTTGTCCATCTTAGCGCTTGACGACTGGCCAACTGGCCAATACCTTCTCCCCATCGGCACACGCCACAGGGAGAACGACAATGACAGACGCAGATCGCGATTGGCTCGAAGCCTGCCGCGCCGAAGAGCGCGCCGCTGTTGCCGCCGCCCGTGAGTCTTACCGCCGCGAGTGCATGGCGTCTTGGGAAGGCCGGGACACCACTAACGTCTACGTCACCCCGGACTTTCCGCCCGCGCTTGGTGGGGCGTCCCGATGACCCGCGCCCGCCGCCTCTCGCACCTCCTGAGCCAGCCCGTCGTCCCCTCGCACGTCTGCCTAGAGGCGAGCCACGCGCTGGACGCTCTGGAGCGCCGCAACGCCGAGCTTGAGGCGCAGGTCTCCGCGCTCACCGATTTCTCCAACACCGTCGTCCGCCTCCACGGAGAGGCCAGCATCAAAGGAGCAAGGCAATGACCACCGTCTCCGGCAAGATCGTCCTTGAGGCAGAGGCCCGGTTCCTCGCCATCGCGGATCGTCCGTTCACCTCGACATGGGGCCACCAGCCCGGCGAGGAAATCCAGGACAGCAGCGCCACGCTCAACACCGTGACCATCGCTGGCGTGACGCTCCAGCCGGCCGACCTGCACCCGGACCTGCACGCCGCCCTCCTCCGCATGTCCGGTGAGGTGGACTACGACGAGGAGGCCGCGTGATGGAAGGCACCTTCGAATACCTTGGCCACGACGGCCAGTATCACCGCCTCCGCAACTGCGATGACCCTTCGTGGGTCGCGTACTTCGGGAGCATGGCCGGCCTCGAATGGTGGGCGTGGCATAACGACTACTGCGTCATCTGGCCTGAGGACGCCGCCGCCGCGGTTGCTGCGCCTCACGCCCTGACGGCGCCCGCGCAGGAACTGGAGTGCGCGCGATGACCGATTTTGTTTCGATCAGAGGGCAGTATTTTGCCAGCCAGAAGGAGTGGGTCGTCCACGCCACTCGCGCACTGACATCGCACCCCGAATACTTCGACGCCGAACACGCTGACCGCACTGGTTGGCGCGGACACCACTTCAAAGCTTTGTGCTTCGATCAAAAGGGCCGCCGGTGCCGCAGTGGCGGTGACTTCCAGCGCGCCGAAGATGACGGTGCCTATCCCATCTGGTGGATTTGGCCGGACCAGATAGCGCCCGCGCTTCTGGCTGCGGAAGGGATGCTTTCAGCGTTGGAACATCTGCAATCTGGCTACGACTGCGCGGACGTTGCCGAGCCCGCCCTCGCCGCCTACCGCGAGGCCACGCGATGATCGCCTCCTATGTCGCCGGGTGGGTCTTCCTCGCGCTCACCGTCGCAGCCGCAGTCCTGTGCTTCAAGGACGGGGCTGTATTCTTGGCCGTCGTCAACTCGGTGTCCGCCCTCGTCCTGGTGGGGGCTCAGATATGGCTTCCCCGATGAGCGCGGCCTTCACCAACCCCTGCCGAGACTGCGGCGGGACGGGCTGGCTCCGCTTCAAATGCGGCTCCCTTTGGCGCTGCACCTGCAATCCCTACACCCGCAGCGCCGCCCTCCCCGGCCAAGCGGGACACGCGGCGACCCCCGCCGCACCCCGTCGTGCCAGCGTACCCACCGCCCACGACGGGGCCACCGATACCGACCTCGCACACCGCCACGGGACAGACCCGGCAGGGACGATGCGAGAGATCGAGAAAGCGAAAGGAGCCTGACTATGCACCTCACTGCCCACATCAACTCCAAGCACAAGGCTAAGGCTTGGAAGTGTGAACATAGCGGCCAAGCTTTCGTCAGCATCAACACGCCCGACGCGGATGGCGGCGTCTACGCGCACGATACCGGCCTCATGCTGGCGGTCCCGGACATGTGCATGGCCCGCGCCATCGCCGCCGCGATCAACGAGCCGCACGTCGCGGGGTATGCCGCCGCGCTTGATGCGGAAACCGCCCGTCTCTCCGGCCTCGAACCGATCGGCGCCTCCGACCAAGGGGAGGCAGCGTGATGTACGCGATCATCTGCAATGCCCGGAAGGGCGCTAGCATGGGCATATCTACCCTCGCACTTGTGGACCGGGCGAAGTCCAAGAGCCTTTGGTGGACAGACCATAATTCGGAGCTGGCGATGAAATACCGGAAGCGATCTGCCGCGGAGTTCGCCGCCAGCCGACTCAAGCAGAACAACGCCCGTGTCGTCTCAAGCGCTTTCGCTCATGCCATTCTCTCCCGTCAGTTTAGAGCAATCGTAACCGCAGAACGCGAAGCTGACGATGCCAAGTGCATGGATGCCGCTGAGGCCGGTTGGGATGCACACAAGACGTGGGTCTGACACGCCCCGAGACACCGGCGCCGATCCTCCTCCCTAAGCGCCGGTCCCCTCCCCGCTCCGTGCCTCTCCCTCATGGAGCGGGGAGACCAGACACACAGCACCCGACATTCACCGCAATCCCATTGAGGAGGCGAACATGGCACTGAACATCACCAAGTCGAACCAGCCGATCGAGGTCAAGAACCTCTGCGTCACGATCTACTCGCAGCCGGGGCTCGGCAAGACCAGCCTCGCCTATACAGCCAACAGCCCTCTGCTCTTGGACTTCGACAAGGGCGCCTATCGTGCCGTTGACCGGAAAGACGTGGTGCAGGTCGAGAACTGGGCGGACGTGGCGAGCATGACCGCCGCCGACCTCGCGGATTACGACACCATCATCATCGACACCGTGGGCAAGGCGCTGGACAGCCTCGGGGCCGACATCGTTCGCAGCAACTCGAAGCTATCCTATGGCGGCGCCCTGAACCAGCAGGGATGGGGCCAGCTCGGCGTTCGCTTCAGCGCTTTTCTCAAGTTGCTGAAGTCGTTCGGCAAGGACGTGATCCTCCTGTCCCACATGGACGAGAAGCACGACGGCGACGAGATCAAGGAACGCCTCAAGATCCAGGGCGGCTCGAAGGATCTGGTCCTGACCGACAGCGACGTGATCGCTCGCATCTCGATCCACAATCGCGAGCGGCAACTGATCTTCTCGCCCACCGAGACCGCGTTCGGGAAAGATCCGGCCGGCATCGGCGCCATGCCCCTGCCCGACGCACAGTCCGCCCCGGAGACGTTCGCGACCTGCCTTGCCGATATCATCACGCGGATCAAGGCCGACCTCAACGCCCTCTCGGAGGAGCAGGTCGAGCGGAAGTCCGAGGTGGAGTGGTTCAAGGCCACGCTGCCGACGATGACCAAGGCGAGCCAGATCAACGCCGTTCTGGGCCGGGCGAAGAAAGCCGGCCGCGATGTGGCGAAGTTGGTCGTCACCCGCGCGAACGATCTGGGCCTCGACTTCGACCCCGACGCCCGTCGCTACTCGGACCCCGAACACGAAGCGGGCGCGCAGGCTGATGACGATACGCGCGACGAAGAGGACGACATCCTCGGGATGCGCGACCTGCCCTATGACCCCGACCAGGAGGCTGCATGATGGACGGAGCAATGAACGAACGCGCGGTTGTCGGCCACAACAACCCGCCCGACCCCATTGACGAGGCCCTCGCCCCCTACGGCGACACCATCTCGGAAGCTGAGAACTGGCTGGACGGCGAGCGGGTCGAGAACGAGGCCCAGATGAAGGCCGTGGACGCCCTGCGCAAGGCCATGCGCGAGTGCCGCCTGTCCCTTGAGAAGGGGCAGAAGGCCGCGACCGCCCCGCTCCACGCCGTCTACAAAGCGGAGCTTGATCGGTGGAAGCCCTCGATCGAGGACACCAAGCGCATCGAGGCCGGCCTTGTCTCCGTGGTGGATACCTTCAAGCGCGAGCTGGACGAACGAAAGCGGGCTGAGGAACGGGCCGCGTGGGAAGCCGCGAACAAGGCCCGCCGGGAAGCCGAGGCCAAGGCAGCCGCCGCAGATACCGCAAACATCGAGCAGCAACGCGAGGCCGAAGAAGCCAAGCGCGCAGCGATGGAGGCTGAGAAGGCAGCGCAGGCTGCGAAGCGCGATCAAGTGAAGGGCCTGCGTACCGTCACGCACTACGAGGTGACCGACCACAAGAAGCTCCTGCACTGGATTGCCGCCAATCATCGAGACGACCTGACAGCCTTTGTCGATCAGTGGGCGCAGAAGAACCACAAGACGAACGCTCACGCTGACGGCCTCCGCGTGTGGGAATGTCAGGAGGCGTACTGATCATGACAACGCGCGTGGTCCACAGCGACGAGGATGCGGCGAAGCTGTGCAGGTTCATCGCCGGCCGCGGCGCCTATCCTCAGACCGTCACCATCACGAAGGGGCAGCTGCGGCGCAACCGCCAGAACCGGCTGTCCCAGCGATGGTATGCTGACATCGCCCGTCAGCGTGGCGATAGCAGCCACGCCGAGGTGCGCGCCGAGTGCAAGCGCCAGTTCGGAGTCCCGATCCTCCTCGCCGAGAACGAGGCGTTCGCCGTCTCCTGGCACGGGGTCATGGACCGCCTGACTTATGAGCAGCAGGTGGCGTCCATCCGCGCCTTCGACCTTCCGGTGACGCGCCTGATGACGGTCAAGCAGATGACCAGCTTCATGGAAGAGATGCAGCGGCATTGGTGCGGGATCGGCTTTCACCTGACGGATCCGGACGCGCTCCGCTACGAGGAGGAGTTCTCGTGAAGCGCTCCCCGCTCGCCCGCAGAACGCCGCTCACCAGCACATCGCAGATGGAGCGCACCGGCAAGATCCGCCCCGTTTCCAAGCGCCGCCAGAAGGCACGACAGAGCGCCGAGGGGAAGGCGGGGCAGGAACACATGGCCCGCGTTGCCGCGCTGCCGTGCGTCATCTGCGTCGAGTGGGGGATGGTGCAGCAGAGCCGGACCACCGTGCATCACTGCATCCACGGCCGGTACAGCCGCAGGCGCGCCCCCGACACCATGACCCTGCCCCTATGCGAGGGGCATCACACCGGCGACCTCGACACCTCCAAGCTGGCCCTGCACCGCGAGCCGGCCGCGTGGAAGTCGCTCTACGGCAGCGACACCGACTGGCTGTCGTGGGTCGAGCAGAGACTAGGGATCGACCGATGATCCGCCCCAGCCAAACACAGGAGACAGACATGACCGACGAAAAAGACGCCCTCATCGCCGATCTGGAAGCCGAGAACGCGCGGCTAAGGGGCCTCCGAGTGAAACCGCTGGAGTGGTTTCTGGCGCAGATCAACTACCATCGAGCAGATCCTATGAACTGTGCCTTCCGCTACACCGTGCGCGAGGATGTTAATGCACAGGGGTCGTTCTACTGGTATATAAACGGCTCCAAGAACGACTCCCCGTTCCTCAGCCTAGAAGCCGCCAAAGCCGGCGCGCAAGCTGACTACGAGCGACGCGTCCTCTCTGCGCTTGCCCCCGCCTCAGAGCCTGCCGACGACGTGCGGGAGCCGATCACGATGCGCTACACAAACTGGCGCGGCGAGACGGCGATGCGGACGATCCGGCCTCTCCGGCTGCGCTACGACGCGACCGAATGGCACCCCGAGCCGGGCTGGCTCCTGACCGCATGGGATACGGAGAAGGACGCCGAGCGGGATTTCGCGCTCTCCGATTGCGACTTCACCGCCGCCCTTGCCGCCATGCCCCCGCGCGAGGTGAGCGTGGCAGAGGCGGCGCGGGTGCTGCTCGATGCGACCCCAAACCCGATCTTCGGCAACCTCAAACCCGTGCTGATGGATGAGTTTTCTGAGACTCACCCGTTTATCAACGATGACGGCGACGAAGATACGCTCGATGTGACTATCAGTTGGTGGGCGACCAAGGACATCATCGAAGCCGCCCTCCGCGCCCTCGCTGCGAAAGGGGGCGAGGCATGACCGGCCTTATCGAGCAGACCCGGGAGCGCGCTGATGTTCGCCGTAAGGGTACGGCGCCCCGTGAAAACGAGATGCTGTTCGTGGTGGCCCGCGAGAGCCGCGACGATGCGGCCCTGATGGATAGGCTAGCCGCCGCGCTTCTGGCTGCGGAGGAACTGGCGGAAGCCGTTGCCGATGAAGAAGAGACCGGCGGCACGAATGCTTACCGCAGGAAAATGACCGCCCTCGCCGCCTACCGGGAGGCCACGCGATGACCCTCCCCGACCCCATCGAGACGCAGGCCCGCCGCGCCGCGGACGACTTCTGCGGCCTGCTCCTCGCCTCAGCGATCTGCGCGGCAGCCGCCTGCCTGTTGCCGACGCTGATTGACGACACCCCAGGCGAGGCCCCGCCCGCCGCTGGACAGGAGGACTGAGCCATGAGTGACGAGACGAAAGCGCCGATGATCTGGACCCGTCAGCTAGTCCAGCGCCCGGGTAAACGGCAGCAGGGAGCATGGCGCAACTTCCCGTCAGGCGGACCGTACAAGACTGCCTACATCCGCCACGACCGCGCCGCCCTCCTCGCCTCCCCCATCGTGCAGGAGATCATGAGGAACACCTTTCGGGCTGGGTTCGTGATGTCGCGGGAGGCTTGGAACGGCGACAACCCGTATAATGGCAAAGATCCGGAGGATGATCCGCTGTGGGTCGAAGAACGAGACGAGGCTTTCGCCTATCTCTGTGCCGCCATCCGCACCCCCGACACGCTCGGCGCGGAGGACTGACATGGGAGCCCCGCAGCCCCTAGCAGTTCGCGACACGACCGCGGCGAAGATGTTGGATATGCCAGCCTTCGAGTTCCGCCGGCTTGTCGACGCCGGGGCGCTGCCGAAGCCATGCAGGATCGGCCAGCACGATCGTTGGCGCGTGCAGGACATAAAGGCCATCGTGGACGGCAAAGCCGCATGGCCTGACGATGAGGACATCGAAGCGTGAGACGCCCGCCGAAGCCCCGCATCGTGAAGCCGCGCCTCGCATGGAAGTGGTTCGGCAAGTGGGTGCCAGTTTACCGCCAGACGAAAACGGTGAACGGCAAGCGCAAGGAACGCACGATCTTCCTTGATTGGCAGGGCGACCCCGAGCGCCTCGACGCCCTCTATTGGGAGTGCCGAACCGGGAAGCATGACCGGCAACAGGCACCGGCGCAGTACACGTGGCATGATCTGGTCGTCGCTTGGCGATCCGACCCGGTTGTCCAGAAGCGCCTCGCGGATGGCACGCGCCGGAGCTACCGCCGGGAAATGGACGCGCTGCTTGAGAAGAACGCCGACAAGGATGTGCGTAAGACGACGAGGCCGGGCCTGCGGAAAGTCCACGCTGCGCTGGCTGACACACCGCGCAAGGCCGACTGGCGGATCCAGATCGTGTCTCTGCTTTGGAACTACGGCAAGCTCAAGGCCGACTGGCCGCTAGGTGACAACCCAGCAACCGGGATCGACAAATACGGTGTGCAAAACCCTTTCGAACCGTGGCCCGAGTGGATGGTCGGAAAGCTTGCCGACGCCCCCGAGAACGTCCGCACGACGGCCGAGCTTATCCTTGGCAGCGGGCAACGACCGAGCGCAGCCATCGAGATGGCATGGTCGGACTTCAGCGGTGATCGCATGACGGTCGTGGACGAGAAGCAGGACGAGCGTTTTCAAGTCCACTGCCCGAGCCAGTTGCGCGCCTACCTCGACGGTCTGCCGAAACGGGGCGCTTATGTGCTGGCCAAGAACCTCAGCCAGCCGCTCGGTTATGACGCCGTCGAGCGCGCCTTCCGAAAGTGGCGCAAGGGCCTCGGAGCGGAGGCCAAGGCGTTCTCGCTACACGGCCTAAGGAAGCTGGCGATCATCCGGCTCGCTGAGGCGGGATGGTCTGACGCCGAGATCCAGGCCGCGACCAACCAGAGCCCGGAGACGGTGGCCTACTATCGGCGCCGGGCGAGCCGGCTCACCCTTACGCGCTCCGCGCACAAAAGGCGGTAG